AATAATGAGGAATTTATTAGACTTGGTTTGAGGCCAATAAGTAAGGCAGAAGGTAAGCGAACTGTTGCTGTAAAGACCGCCGCAGCTCCTGTAGGAAAACCTGCCCCTGCCCCTGCCCCTGCCCCTACAGTTAAAGCACCAGGTGCATCATCATCCGCATCTGCATATGTGTCCCCTGAAGAAGAAGCTCTAGCTCAACCAGAAGCTCTGGCTCAACCAGAAGCTCTGGCTCAGCCACTAGCAGATACTATAATGGGAAAACGTGTAGTTAAGTTAAAGAAACCTAAGACGCCTAAGGTGCCACAAGCAACGCTAGGCCCTGTTCTAGAAGAAGGTCAAGAGGGTTTAGAGCAGACTTTGCAGCAAGAACCTCAACTTCCTCAAGAAGAAAGGGTTGCACTAGACAGTTCCTATGAAGCAGATTTCTTCCGAGTAATTCAAGGTGTCAGTGTAAAAATTATTGTGGATGCATCTCGCATTCCTCTAGAAATTGTAATTCCCAAGGCAGGTGTTACATCAGATCCCAAATCAGGTCCACAAATTGGCCTCTTACCAGAAGCTCTCGATCTCTATTTTGAACAAGATTCCACATCCGAAAAATTCGCAGCCCGCGACATTGTCAGAAAATTAAAGCCAACTGCTAAGGGGTTCCTACGTCTCGGTGTAGACAATACTGACATTAATCGCTCGTTTCTTTCCGCTCTAGTGCCAATTCTCTTTGATAAGGGAAATGCAAGAAAGGTCATAGATACATATTTTGATACATCTATTACTCCAAAACGCTTTCTCCAAATGAATAGTGGAAATCTAGTAAATGAATTCTACATGAAGTTTGAGAAAAGGAAACAAAATGAGATGCGATCCTGGGCATCTGAGCAACTCGGTGTAGATAAATTATCCAGCACTAATATTCCTGCAATTGAACGAATAATGAATTCCTACGAATGTTTCAAGGATTATATGGAAGACCATGAACAGAAAAAGGATTATCGTCTTCTCTATCAAGCCCTAGCTGAGCCAGGGTTTACAACTAAGCGCGGTCTTCTCTTAATAATTCTGGAAGTATCCATTGAAGAAGTTACAATAAAGAAGGGAGAAAAGACTGAATTTAAAAAGGAAATTAAGTTTGAGCGTGTAAGAAATCCTCCCTATCCTATTACCGAAGAACAGAAACAATCGAATGTCGCCTTTCTAATCCACTATACGAAGGTTACGAGAGAAAAATATAGCGAGAAAAAGGTATATAAGAACTATGGTTGGGAGCCTCTCATATATGTGGAGGGTGTAACTACTGCGACTGGAAGTCGTCATAAACCAAAGATGTTCTTTCAACAATCTGAGCGACCATGGCCACCTATTATTGAAAAACGCTACCAGGAATTTCTTGATAATTGCTCGAATAAGCGTGGACCCTTTACCAGTCAGTTTGGATTTGACCCTTATTCTCTGATTGGAGCCAGTGGTCTCATAAAGGGAATAAGCGTGGCGCAGCCAAATGCTATTATTCGTGATTCCTATAATCACATGGTTGGAGTGGCTTACAAGGTCGATGATTCTTCAGAAATGATTTCTATACCCGTCTCAGATGATGGATCTATGCATTTGAATAGAAATACATTTTTCGACTGGGATGATTTCAAGCCTGCAGCGGCGGATGTAATCGTGGATTTCTATAGAAAGGTCATCATGGAGAAATTCAAGCCTTTTTCTTCTACGTATGCACCGAGACGTCTGAGAACTCAGGATGACGTAGTTGTAGGGGTTGAATTACGAAATAAATTCGTGATTCCCGCTAAACCAGCTTCTGGAGCGCTGCCTGAAGGTCTGGAAAAGCCAGAGCCAATTGAAATGTGGGAGTGGGACAATAATAAAACAATTGCCTATGATTCCAAAATGCGAGAAATAGCCTTTGAGCATGCAGGTGTTAAGGATCCGATGGAGGGAAAATATATTACACTCGAATCTTCCAGTGTTCAAGATGAGATTGAAGACGTCTACCAGCATCTACGTCTAAGTTTCGCATCCTGGTTAGCCAGACCATCTGCTGGAAAGGAAATTCGTGAGAATCTAGAGGAAATTCTGAAACGTCGTGATTTACCCCTATTTGAAAAGAGAAAGCGTCTTGATATCTTATTGGAAGCAAGGATCACTGGGTGGCTAGAGCCAAAAGAGAAAGGTGATAAGACGGAACTTGGATTCTTACGTGTGGATTGCATAACCCAGCCTCAGTCAACATGTCGCGGAAGATGTAAGTGGGTTACTAGCTCTAGTAGTAGCTCTAGCTCCGCTAGTAGTCAAGGACCAAATAAGTGCAGCATTCACACACCTGCATCTATATCACCAAATGGCAGCATAATCAACGTGCCCCGAATGCTCTATCTACGCCTCATTGATGAGCTAATTCGCTATGTTTCCAGGCGTGAGGAAATATTTACGAGAAAGGTGCCAAGACTCACTATCAGACAGGAAGCTCAGTTAATCGGTGATCAATTTATTATACCAGAAGGGTCTGCAGACTGGAATACCTGGTGGGAGAAACTAAGAGCTGAATGGATAGCCACTGAGGCTGAAGGTCCCAAGACATTTGAAGATCAATTTGAACCTATTCCCAATATCTAAAGAGCCCTTCTAGATATAGTATAATGAATAACTATGAAGAAAGATTGCTCGCCCTTGTAGCATTTGGAAATCTAGGTGGGCTAAATGATATAATTGATCAAAATGCAGAAGGAATCCAGTCCGCATATACGGATCTTCTGCAAGAGAGGCTAGCGCCAGTATCATGGCCTGGAAATTCAGAGGGTGCTCCATTATCTGAAGAGGATCTCCTGGCAAATACCAATTTACAGACGGCCTCCTTATTCAAGAAGCTTAAATCGGATTTTAAGGAGGCTGGTAAGTTTATAGAATTATATACAGACCAACAAAAGGAGACCCAAGATTCGATTGTCAAGATGGAGGCTGGATTCCAGACTCTAAAGAAAATGTGCGAGATTCACAATCAGGAGGCATTTGAAGGGCTACTTTTGCGATATACTGACCTGCAGAAGGAAATGCTCCCTATTAAAATTAAGGTAAATGAAGAACTCACAAAGAAGATTGCAGAAAAAAATGCGGAGCTAGGAAAGATTAGTGAGAAACTAAATTCTCTACGCAAGGTTATTGTCGCTGGATTGGATGAAATTGTAAAACCCGAGGATGCTCAGAAAAAAATGTGCCCAATTTGCTTCGAAAGTGAGGTGAATACAGTTCTCATTCCATGTGGCCACACGTATTGCAAGGGTTGCTCAGATATTGATAGAAGCAGAAATGCCAAGTGTCCTCAGTGCAGATCTGTAATCAATTCACGGATAAAGATGTTTTTCACGGTTTAAGAAGCTTTTTAGAAAAAAGCTAGCAAAAATAGTTTATAATATATTTTTTTATCTTTTTGCTAGCTTTTTCCTAAAAAGCTTGCTTAGTCATCCAAGAGGCACTCAATCGGCTTAAATTCCACCGGATTCTTAGAGCCCATCGCAATCGAGCGCCTACGCGCATCCAGCATCCCCTCGATCTCCTTATCCAGGATATCTAGTTGAAACATCTGGTAGTTTGTATTGTTAGGATGAAAGATAACAATACAAAGTTCCACTACCTTCAGACCATAGTGCTTCTGAAGAAACCATCGATAAACGTTGAGCTGAAGAGTATAGTGCCAGAAATTAGAATTCGGCAAATGACTCGCCGGTCCTAGACCCTTCTCAAAAGAATTGTCTTTCTTGATCTCCTTGGATCGCTTCCAATCATAGACTGCAAAGGCGCCGTCCTTCCGCTTGAAAATCATATCAATGCTACCAGTCAGCTTGTGCTCCTCGTCCCACACCTCCCACTCAGTTCTGTAGGGCTCTAAGCTATCCTTGATGTCATTGTAGAAATTCATATAATAGAGCCACTCGGGCGTGGCCTTAACATCCTCAGGAATATGGTTCAGAGCACCATTCAAGTGTTGCTCAATGGCTAGATGCATTGCAGTTCCCTTGCCTGAAGCTTCCTTGCCCGAATCGGACCAAATAGCCTTGATTTCCTCATCTGTCTTTCCATTAAGCGGATTCGTAGCCCACTTGGCCGATTTACGCATGGCCTTCAGAGCTGCGTCTGGATCGAAGTGGGGAAAGAAGGCGTGCACAAAGCCAGTGGTTGATACAATACCTTTAGAAGAGCCTTTCACATAGTATGTGTGAGTCTTTTCTACAAAGCGAACCTCCTTATCCCTTGGATGGGCATTCAGAAATCCAAGTGTCTGCCATGGCTCAGGCATATATATACGTGCATTACTAGTAAATGTCATGGTCAATTTTTATAATATAAGTAATATATAGATGAGCAGTATTACAAAACAGTTTTCTCCACAGGCAAATTTCAATGGGACGTATATTCTCATACATCCGGATGCACAAACATATTTTTTTGGTCTAACTGAGAATGATATTAAGGTAGCATTGAAACTAATTCCTACAAGCATTAAATATTCCTTTGACGGAACAATGTTTTCCACAAGCACATATCAAAATTTATTATCAATATTTAATATTATCACGAATAATCCATCTGTTTTATATGATAATGGTATAAATAATGCAAGTAGTAATGGAATTGTTAAGGGCACCTTATTTCGTGATATGGGTAAAAAAATAGTGTTTACAGTTGGTGGTCAGACCGCATTTATAATGACAAAGGTTCAATTAGTATATGGATCGCGTTCATTAGGAACAGGCGGAATTCCTGCCAAAAATGGACAATTCTACATTAATACATATGATACATCAAACAGCGTGTATGATGGAGGAGATAGTGCAAATCGCATTGATGCAGAAGTATGTGTAGCGCGCCTCTAAGCTTTCGCCGCCTTTCTTACCTGTAAGATGGGTATTCAGAAATTCAAGTTGTCTGCCATGGCTCTGGTATATAGCTGCATAAATCAGCACCTTAAATCGTAAAGGTGTAAAATACCAATCTTATAACTTATTTCTAATAAAATGAAAGAAAATAATTAACTGCTTTATTTCTTATTGTATTCCACTCTGGTTTTGCGCATAATGCATCATTGCTAGCTAGATCTCTAAAAATACATGGAATAGAACAATGTTTCATTAATATATGATCTGAAATATTGTCGAGGCACAAAAATGATACACAAATATCATCACAGAACTTAATGATTTCATTAGGTATTTTTAATTTATCTGCTTTTTCTACCGCCTTACAAATAATTTCTACATTAGTAAAAATAGATCTACCTAACGCAATATTACAAGGCCCTTTAATTTGTGTAAAAGAATATTTACCATTTTCAACTTTTCTACAAGGGGATCCAGAAAGTAGAATACCTTTACCTTGATTATATGCATGTAATAAATTACAAATTGTATTAGTATCAAAAAGTAAATCATCATCTTGTGAATGGATATATGTTTCTTTTAGGATACCTTTTTCTCTTAATTCCTTTATAAGTTTCCATCTACGCCAACAACAAACCTCATCATTTGCCTTAAAATTCCCAACATGTAGAATCTTACCATCTCTAACTATTTCCTCATCCTCTAAAATATGATCTACACCAAACACACTTTCGCGTAGACCATGTGCTATTATAATCGTAGATACTAGAGGATTATTGATTAGACTTGGTAAAATAATTTCTCTTACATTTTTCTGTCGTTTATAATTAAGAACAATTACTGCAATAGGTTCCATTCTATATTATATATGCTTATTAGACATCTTTAAACGCAAACATAGTCGGACAACCAATTTTCTTTGCATAGTTATTCCAGGTCTCTGCTCTTTTTCCTGCATCCTTGATCAGCATAAGTTCGCGTGTTTTTATCTTCTTAGATTTAGCATCAGGGTTTTTACACTGTATCTTATGTATAATAGCATATGATTTTTTCTTATCTAGTCCATTTGCCCATATATATAATATATCTATGCCCCAACCTATTAATATGGGATCATACCATTTCATGAGATTATCTAGGGCTGATCTAGTAAATAATGGAACATTTACTTCTACAAAATTAGTATAAGATAATACCAAATTAGGCTTATGTTTTGTTACTCCATGACTTATATGGGAGTCCTTAGAAAAGGAAGGTCCGCATATTTCCAGGTTGTATTCCTTAGAAAGCTCAAACATTTCATTTATATCCTTAGATCGAATTTCAATATCATCGTCTAATATAAAAAATCTATCGTATTTGTCTATAATGTCATTATATTTTCTCCAGAACATATAAAAATTCTGAAATTTAGAACCAGTTGATTTTTCAATGTGATTAACATGCGACTCGTATAATTTAAAGTTTTCCTCATTATTGCCGTAGTAGAATACATATATATCATACTCTTGATTTTCTTTATCAGTGCACCACCATTTTACGAAATTTGTATTATCCCCTGCTGAAGTAAATACCATATTCCGATTTACCATTTGTGTATCTATTTTTAATTAATATAATATTCTTTATAATTATTTACGAGTATTTAGAATATCAGAAGTTATCTTGCAATTATATACTACTCAAATCCTGCAATCTTCATCATTGCCCTGCCTAGCTTATTCTCTCCTTCCAGATGACCCTCCTTGGTTCTCTTGCCACCATATTCACTAGAGGAAGAACCAGTGAAGAAGAGCAAATACTTACCCTGCTGCTTTGCGGCCTCTACAATCTTATGGAATCGGGCATCCTTGGTCCAACGCTGCTGCACAGCATTCTCCAGGAGCTCCTCCTTCACTGAATTCCACTTGGGCTCATCAAACTTTGCCTTCCACTTCTTCATGGCAGCCTGCCTAGACTCAGTATGAACCTCCTTCATCTCCTCCACCAGTAAGGCTGCCTCACGAGCCTCGGTTAGAGGCTTAGAACCAGCACCAACGCCAATCTCAGCCTGCTTCTGTCTGAGAAACTTCTGGTGAATTGTGCCCTGGGAGCCAAAGAGACTCTGGGCTAGAGATGGCTTATCTGTAGCCACCTTGTATTTCATGCCGGCGAGGAAATGCTCCATGGATGGGTAGACCTCGCCCTGGGACCGTGGATCAGGGTCATTGATAGGGAAAGGAGACCCAGGGGCGATCCAGCGCTGGGCAAGCTTGTCGCCAATGCGGAGCTTATCAATAGGGGCAGACTCAAGCTCAAACTGTAGAACTGCGGCAGCATCATATTGCTTCCTAGCGCTATTAGTAGCTACTGTGTTAGGGCCTACTGCGTTAGGGCCTACTGTGTTCGCGGCAGTGACAGTATCCTCCTCGGCTTCCTCGGGTGGGACATAGGCTGATGCAGATGATGAGGCTCCAGGAGCCTTTACTGTAGCTACGCTAGTAGCTGCCTTTGTAGCCGCAGGCACCGCTGCACTAGTAGCTGCAGTTTTCACCTCCCCAACCTCATTCTTTCTCCTGAAGACAAACCACCTGTTTAAGAAAGAGAACTGTGCAACTGCCGGCGTCATCGGGAACTTACGACCTTTAGTAGCCGCTGCCTTATGGCTCTCCTCAAAGAGCTCAGTGCTCTTTGCGAGACCAAGAGCATCCAACTCCTCCCTTGAGCACAGCTCCAGGCCAATCGTGGCCAACTTCTCCTCTAGAAGCCTGAATGGCACCAAATACTCTCTGTGAGGCATGCCAATACTGATGAACTCCACATCAATCGGCATCCCAAAGGCATCATCGCCTGCAGGAATCTCGTCTGCCTCATAGCGCTTAGTAATCTTCCAGAGTGTCGCGCCACCCTCCTCACCCACGCGAGCATCACGTCCACGCAGAAAGTCAAAGGTCCGCTCACCATCAAAGCAGCAGCCAATGAAGAATCCACCAATCTTCAAGTTATCTGCAATATTCTGTAGGAAACCACCGAACTTTTGGGCAGACTCGAAGAAGTAATGAGTTGCGAACATACAACTGATTACATCTGCACCCATCTTAAATCTGTTCGACATCTCATCACGCACATAGGGAGGCACCACGCCCTCAGGAGTAGTGCGACCCAGAACTGCCTGCAGAATCACCTTGTCATCAACCGTTGCACCGGCCTCGCCGCTACGCATATTTTTGGATGCATCGCCCACTGCAAATACCATTGGCAGAACCTTATCACGTCCATTACGCAGCATAGTAGAATAGAGACGCTGGTAAGCACCGTGATTCGGGTTATTAATGCTGTCACCAGCAACGTCAATCCCTAGAACTGCTCCAGCATTCACACGCCGCCACTTCTGAATATCCTGGGCTAAGCCCATTCCCAGATCAATAAGACCCAGGCCACCCTTCTTCATCACGCCATTGTATAGAATAGACTCCTTGATGAACTTGTTGTGAAAATCACGCAGGGGGCCAACGCGATTCATGTCCTGCTCAGAAGCCGTGCGATCAGCGTATTTCTGAGTAATTGCTGCCCTCTCGCGTTCAATGCTGCTTACAGCCACTACCTCGGTCATATTGGGTTGCTCGGCACCAGTGCGAACCATGCTGAGAGTCACGGGTTCATGAATAGAATTCCAGATGCTCTGGGCTGTCTGATTGGAATTCAGTGTGCGACCTAGCTCACCCTTCATCAGGCGCTCGGTCTTATCCTTACGCACAAGCTTTGGGACCCAGCGCCACCCAGCGGGCCTGGATGCATCATAGGAAATCTCCACAATACTCTTGTCAGTGATAGGCTCATTAGAGTGCTCACAATACGCGTATTCGTCTCCAGTCTCAATATCAGTCTTGACCTCAACGTAGCAGACATTCGCCTTGTCATCAGGGAAGTCCTCAGGCTGAAAGAGAACTGGGCGATAGACATTGGCTCCAGGGCCCATCTCAGGCTTGAGAGGTTGCACTTGAAGAACAATTTCCCTAGGATCCACCTTCAGCTTTCCAGGATTTCCACGAAAGCCAACGTGGAGCCTGAGAACCTTGTAGCGGATCTCTTTTCCTGAAGTTGGATGAAATCCATTATGAATTGCATCGACTGCGGTATCTGCTAGCTTCTCAGTAACAACCAGGAAATCAATAGTGTTATCATGAGGAGGCTTCCACTTCATCTGCTCCATGAAATCGCCCTGTGGGTTCTCAGGAAGTGGAGCTGAATTCTTCGTGAAAATCAAACCGTCGGTCTCATAAATTCTGGGAGTATCCAGGATCTTGGCAGCTTGTCCAAAGATTTCGCCGGCTTTTGCAAATAAGAATTTCTTTATGCTAACCAGGAGTTTTGTCTTGGAAGTTAGAGCCACTACTTCCTTTGGCCCAGGAGCTGCATTCCACAGCTTCTCCCAGGCCCTCATTTCATTGTATCTCTGGGGAGCCGTGGGAGAATCCTGATTGTAAAAGGGGAGACCGTGAACATCTCGAGAACCAGGAGCAAAGTAAATGTCGAAAATCAAGTATTGATGAATTGCCTCATTTGCTGAATTCTTGGTAATCCACTCTCCATCGACCAAGGAATTAGCACATCCCTCCACCTCTAGGCCTGTCTCGTAGATATTAGGACCACTATCAATCAAGTAGAGATGGCCTTTCTGATCAACATATCCCATCGTCCTGAGACCATCGGCCTTATCTGTGACATTGTATCCCTCGCGAATATTCGGAGTCCCAGGTTCAACGAGACTCACCATATTTGCAAGTTCCAGAGTTCTGGTTGAAACTCCACGGAATTTATCGGTCTTTGCGAGAGACTTGTAACCAGCGAAAACCTGACGCTTCACAGATTCCCGTATCAGCAAGGGACACTTTTGGATTCCTCTGAGAATTTCACCAATTCCCTTTACAAATCTTTGAATTGCAATTTCAGAAGTATCTCCAACTTTCCGTTCGAGTTCAACTTCCACTTCGTAAATTGGAATTTCCTTGGAAATATCATTTTGCGTGAATTTCGTTTGCCACCGGAATTCCCCGCGGAGATTCTTCTTGGTCTGCCGGACCATGGACAAATCAAATCTGATGCCGTCCCCGCGAAATGTCCAGCGCCGGAGAAGTCGGAAGGCTTTCTGCTGAACCTTCCATTGATCCAGGAGTTCAGCGACATCTGGATCCTTGTCACCTAACTCGCGCTCACGGCGGGCTTTGATGCGGACTCCATACTCCTCCAGGTCGAGAGTTGCATTCTGGGCAGTTCGGTCTTTGATCATGGCGGAAAACGTCCTGCCTGAGAGGCGATCATCACGACAATATTGTTGTATTACTCCTAGACCGCTGAGGGTAATACGCACATGCTTGGGTGTGATGATGTTTAACTTGTCTTCCTGGGTTACAGAAGTGTAACCACGATTCTTCAGTCTCTTTGCAATTGCTGCAAATGTGGTGGAGTTCACTTGGCCTTCTTGACTCTGGCTAGAACTCGAAGTAAAGGTGGCCTCTAGCTCTTGCTCAGGGTGATCAAGCCATTCCTGGGTAAGATGCTTCAGCTGATCAAATTCAGCCTTACGTATATCCATGGTGTGATCTATCTGCTTTGGGTTTGGGTTTCAACTTTAGGTGTAAATGCAACCGCATAATTAAAGGATTGCACTGAAAATAGGAATGTCATCCTTTCGCCCCCCGTAAAAATGCAAGGCAAACACTTGATTTCCACCAATTAAATCATCTTGTATGCCTCCCTGAAATAAATTGGGGTGAATATGTTTAATATATTTTGAATATTTATCCTGAATTGCAATGAATTCGCCTTGTTCGTAATATTTTCCTGCGAAATTACTGAGTTTACTGGTTCTCCACATGCCATTTTTATAGATCCAGTCATCCTTAGAATACCTATTGGCCCAGGTTTCTAATAAAGAAACCATTGGTGGTGCATTTTTTACAAACCATACTCCTCCATTAAAATGTTTAGATGAATTTACTGCAACGTCACATGATTTATAAAAGTATTTTCCAGGAACTTCAAATGATTCAATGGTTTTTGATGGATTAATTATCACAGCATCCGTATCTAGCCAGAAAATTCCCTTATAATTTTTTAGCATGTCTTTTACCAGAAATACCTTAATCCACCATGGTGGCATATCAGAATATCCATGCGTAACTAACTTATATTCATATCCATGTTGTTTAGCATAGGCCTTATTTGTATTTAAAAACTTTTGGACAATAGGAGTGATTTTTCTATTTTCAAATTGAAGAATCAAGTAATCCTTCATCCTACTAGGCCGTAAGCAATTTCCTCATTGCCTTGGCTCTTCCCAACTTTTGACGCAGTTCATCCTTAGAAAGACCCTTTGCCCTGTGTTGCATTGCCTCATATTCGGAGGTCATAGCTTTCATTGTTGCAGTTGCAGGCTCCAGAGGCCATTCGACCTTGAACCCATGCTCCTCCTGCTGCTCTAGCCACTGCACAAGGGCATCTGAAGACCATTCACTTGCATCCCACAAGGAATCCCAATAGGGTTCACGCAGAATCCAGATTTGCTTATAGCCGCCCTCACGAGGAAATGCCTTATCATCAAGAAATGAGACTCTCTTCTCCTTTTCGTTATATAAGATCCAGAGGAGAGGATTATCATGGGTATATCTCTCCATTGCGATCATGGCGGCCTTGGCCTGAAGGGGCTCAGGTCTCTGAGAACCGAATCCTTCGAGTGCCTTCTTCTTGCTGAGGATGCGGGGGAAGTCAAGGGTTGCACAGCGCTCCTGCCATTCAGTTGTTGCATCGAGAATAAGACGTTGTCTTAGAGCATCAGGTGATACACGGAAGAGAGAGTCCTTGAGCCACATCCATGCGGCTAGAGGATGCTTAGGTGAAATAGAGTGAGTCGTGAGATTCCACTTGGGCACATGGTCCTGTGCATCTGCAGAACTGTTGCATGAGCCTATAGCGCCTCTTCTGACTCTGTTTGTGCCTGAGCCTGAGCCTGAGCCATTAGATTTAACAGAAAATGTCCCATCCTGATGTGTTTCACACAACTGGATGAGAGAATTTGGAACGTCATTCATATTACATATAGTTAGTGAAGACACTTTAGACCATTGCCTTAATTATCTGCATTCGTCATGGTATGAATGAGGTTTGTTCTTTCCTCGAGATCTTTTGCATTTGACTTGCAGAACTTGAGAAATTTCCAGAGTGCCTGGAATATAGGGGCCGGAAGACCAGCAATATCAAAAAAAATTCCATTTGAATTCTCACTATGGGCACCTCCTTCGCGTTTTAGAATACGATAGATCTCCTCAAGTTCTGGTCTTGATAGGGTATTTATCTCTTTGGAGAATTCTTTACGCTGCTCATAATCGTCAGCCATTCTACTCTTCAGTCTCCTCCTCTTCCTCCTCTTCCTCCGCGGCCTCTTCTTCATCGGTGGCCTCTGTGGCCTCTGTGGCTTCGCCTGCAGCCTCTGTGGCTTCGCCTGCAGCCTCTGTGGCTTCGCCTGTGGCCTTTACTCGCGTGACAGAGCCAGCACCTCTAAAGATTCCTACACTCACAATGAAAGGATCTCTCAGCTGAAACCTCGACTTCTGGATCTCCACGTTTATCCTATCACCAACTTTCAGGCTATCAAACTCCTCATCACCCAGATGCAAGTCACGAGGAACCATCAGCCTAATTGCATTCTCATAAACTGCATAGATACCCATCTTATTTGACTTGAGCACCTCCACCTCCACCATGGTTCCCTCAGGCGGATGCAGCACACGACCCTTAGCCTTTACCAGAAATGCCCAGTCACCAGAGAATCGCCCAGAATCAACCATGCCAGTGGATCTCGTCAGAATTTCTAAAGTGCCAGGAAGAACATATCCATTTGGGGAGCATCTCTGCTCAAGACGTTCCTTGAGCTTCTCAAGCAGAATATCATCAACGGATTCAATATCGTTGCGAAGATCCTTGGGAGTGAGGTATACTTTTTCTTGAAAGAATGCTTCAGTCTCCATTGTGCCTGTCTATTCTAGGCTTAGATAGTCAATTTTAAGTGTTAGTGTTTATAATATACGAATTGCTAACTGGTATTTCTTAAATAATAATATATATTTTCCTTCATATTCCTTTAAAAATTTATCTATTCCATTCTTTGTTATATGACCATTCCTTACCCATTCATAATCATCAAAAAGTATAATAGAATTGGATTTCATTTTTGGAAACATTCCTACAGCATCTTTATATACTTGTTCAGCACTATGATCGCCATCAATATATGCAAAATCAATTGTCTTATCTTCAAGTTTAAGTATCATTTCGTCGGAGTATCCCTCCATTGGGATAATCTTTGTAAAATCTTTTGTATTATTATAAAATCTACCTTTCTGACCCTTACAGGCTGAATTCCAAAAACTCATTGTAGAACTTCCCTTTACATATTCGTCATCGAATGGATCTATGCAATATAATTTACTATTTGTATTATTACAAAGATACTCGTGTATTACAATACTCCCTTTTCCCTCAAATGAACCAATTTCAACACACAATAATTCTTCCACTGGTTTATTATTATATAATTCTCTTAAAGATACCTTAAGATTAGATGTTAAATCTTGTGTAAATTTTGGCATCTATTCTTTTCTATATACTACTACTAAATTATTATCATTACGATTGCGTGACGATGGTATTTTTAAAAATGTGAATGTGCAATCTGTATATTTAGTTTCCCATTCTTTAATTTTATTTATAAATAAATGTTTCTCGTCATTTTTTATATCTTCTATGATAAAATACCCATTTGGTTTTAATTTGTGTATGCTATGTTCAAAAAAACAAACATTCGCATCAAATGTGTGCAATCCATCTTCGATAATAATATCAAAATTTTCTTGTAACTCAGATGTATCCCACATTTGTTTAATAACATCCGGTTTTGTTTGGTCACAATAAAATGTCTTTATTTTATCAGTATTAAATAATATATCTTTATCAATATCTGCGCCGAAAATTTCAGAATTAGGAAAAAATTCTTTCCACCCGTATAGGGACGCACCTGGTCTGCCACCTACCCCCATATTAGATGTGAGTGTTACATTATTTGTTCCTAATCCTAATTCAAAAATTCTCAATGGTTTTTCAGATATATCTTTAAATATACTATAATAAAATGTGGTATAGTTATGCCAGCTTTTAGTTATATTCTTATGACCTTTGTCACTCTTGTTTCTTCCCATTATCTCACATAAGCGGGTGCATTGTTTTTCATCAAATTGCATTATAATTACTTCTTAGATTTATGTTTAGAATAATATGATGCAAGAGGTCTGTAGAAATATCGTTTTCCGCCGTATAGATCCTTACGAATATCCATCCAGCGTAGGACAATTTCCATAAGTGCACAGAATGGCACTGCGCCTACTAGTTTTCTAGCACCTGTAGCCAATGTATCTTCAAGAAGTTCAAAGTGGTTTCCTGTAAATCGGTGCAGGGTTGTGCCTAGCTCAACTAATTTCATGCGATGCCCTTTCACCGTGCTGACAATGGAGCAAGCAGCCCCTGGGCCAGGCGCAGCTCCCTCAGCATTTGTGGCAGAATTTGTCTTGAACATAATCGCATTTTCCCAGATCACCATGAAGCCATAAAGCGGAGATGCAGTAACCTTATTCGCCTTCGCATTTACTACCTGGTCAGTCTTAGATCCCAATAGAATTTTAGTGACAGAAGGAGGGCATAAAGTGCCTCGGCCACAGAAATATACTGGTTCCTTTGTGTCCAAGTCTAAATAGCGTGTTGCACTAATAGATCCTTCTTTAACAAACTGCTCGCTACCGCCTTCATCTGCCGAGGGTAGAGGAACTTCAATCATGGCAATTTGTTCATCGCCCTTGAAAAAAGAATCCCAGATAAATTCCTTAGCAACGCGTTTCAAATCCTTCAGACCACCAGGTGCGGGTGTATTTACAAGAACCTTTCCCCACCACTGAAGTTGTTTTAGACTCTTTTCAATAATATCCTTCTTTTTAATATCGCCATCTAGATATTCTAGAATAGCTTGAGTAAGCTGAGGAGGAATATATTCATTCATGGTTTCCTTTGTGGCATCTTCCTTGCACCAGCTATTTATCCAATCAATTGACCTTGTCCAGAAAAGAGAGGCTTTTTGAATATCTTGTGGGCCTTGGGCTTCAGGAGCTTCAGCTTCAGGGCCTTGACCTAGAGCTTCAGCAGCTCCAGATTCAGGAGCTGCAGTCAAAGGTGCAAGCGTTAAAGGCTTTCTAGCAAGAGTAGCAGCCTTTGTTCCTTTGGGTGCAGCCATCTTGGGCTCATAGTAATCACGTCTTACTGGATATACTCCGTGGCGAAAGGAAATCGGAATTGCCCCATCCTGAATCTTATTCGGCTGGAAGAGAAACAAATTATTACGAAAAATAATATGCCCCTGCAGATTTCCATTTTCAAAAACGAGCGACTGATTATTTATGATTTTGAGAAGTAGGCTGGTCAATGTAGCCTGTGGAATATCCTTGAATATAGCAACCAACTTATCCCAATGATACCATGGCTGTCTCTTGAATGCGGCTCTCAGATTTTGAATTAGCATCTGCTCTGCAAATCTCGCGGCAAACATATCATAGGTCCCATTATCATCTGGCATTTCCTTCTTATCAGATAAATTTAAGGAGGGTGCACAAGCATAATTACAGGCAATCCAATCACATGTCGGTGTGAAATCCTTGTCATTTAGATCTACAGGGCGAGCATTACCCTGGCTATCCAGCATATTTGGATTACCGTTCTCATCAAGGGCGGGTTTCTTTGAGAGACCAGTCACTAAGATTGCATCGCGATTAAGATTACAATCTGCAGCACCCCTCTTTAGAGCACGACTAACATTACCCACGCGAACTGCCTTATTCATGGCAGTTCTATAAGAATATAAGTCAATGGTCTCTTTATTGATTTCTGCTGGAAATGTGTTCACATACAAGCTAATCGTGCAATTACGTTTAGCCTTAGGCAAGGCATTATGAGAGCAATAACGAATTCCACGACCCACAATCTGCTCCTCCTTGGACAAGTGGAACCAGCCTTCCAAGATATGGACCTCACGAATGTGACGTAAATCCAGACCCTCACCTGCCACCTGAGACCCTACAACTACTTTTATCTTGTGACCATCCTTATTCTCCAGACTACGTGCTGCATTGATAACCGCCACATTATTTGGTGATAGAGGAAGTGACTGTTTCTCGACTGTATTGACGTCACTTGCAGTGAGTAGGGTATAGTAGGCTTGGCTAAACTTGTGATTATCGCGAGTCTCTGGTTCACTAGGCACAAACGCAGTATGCTCGCCTTGTTTCCTATGACATTTACAGCACTGCTTTCCTGCAGGTCCCTGAATAGGCCCCTTCGAGAATAGTGGTGCAGAGCGCCCCCAGGGCATGTAGCCATTTGCTTCAAGAAGAAGACAGAAAATCACAGCACCATTTTCCACAAAGCGACTATAGACGAATGAAATCCCTGATGCCGTGCGAATAGTATTAATTACGCGATTGAACTTTGGAGATGCCTGGCCGAGCCCATCCTCTGATGCAATCATCCACCCATAGGATTCGTCAGGATCAGCTGGAGTATATTGGGGTAAGATAGAAAGGCGGGTTCCCTCAAATGTTCCACCGACTGCTCTTGTAGAAAACCAGGTCTGGAATCCCTCTGAACCTACACGGCCTTCGAAGCCAGTTGCTTCATCCGAGCCTATACCTGGAAATATACAATTGCCTGCCTGAAGCAAGGTGTCAATTGTGCGAATACCAACACCCTTTGCGGCAATTAGTTTCTCCGTCATTGCCTTAATCACTGCCAGAGGCTCGCCATGAAGCTCGCAATTCACCAGAGGTAGCTGGAGAGCATTAGACTTTTCATCAGGCTTGAGTTCCGTGGTTCCATTTGGACTGAAGGCCGGCCAGCTCTTCACACGGACCTCATCTGCAGGATCAAGTCTCGTAGGAAATGCCTTGGGATTTTCACCGCGCATAAAACTCACATGGGAATTTGCAATTGCGACAAGTTTTCGCTCAGAAGAAGCAGACAACACATCTATTTCTTTGCCACCTACCATCTTCTTCTCAAAGACGATATCAGAATCTGTCAAGAGACGAATGTCTGTGTCACTGTCACCTGGCTCGCGTCTAGGGGTCTTATCCACATAGAGTAAGAGATTTAGTAAAGAAACAATCTCCTTGTAACTATTATACATTGGGGTTGCAGTCATTAACATGAGCTTGTTACCCTCACATTTCTGCAAGACTTCACGTAACATTGGTGTAAGTTTCTTGCCGGCAGAGGCATCACTGCGATCACCCAGATCATCGTCATCATCTTCTGCTCCCTCAATGGCATCTCTTAAATTATGGGCCTCGTCGACAATAAAGAAAGAACCGCTTAGGGCGCGTCGTAGGAGAATAGTATTCTGCTCTTCCTTTCGCCTTGCAGGCAGCGTGGAAGCAATCTGCGCCTTAATATCACGAACCATATTACGAAATGCCACATAGCCCATGATGGCATAGCGCTTGTTTATCAGACGACTAACACGTAATTCAATATCCTTCTTTTCACGTTCATAGAGGGTCTGTGTGAGTTCAAGATAGCGATTACCAGTGCAGCCTTCGTGCTGATTCTGTTGATCATCCTTACCAAAGACAATGCGAGAACTATCAAAAATAGTTCTGTAGAATCCTGCCTGGATTGCAGGTGGTGCCAGAATATAGACCTTGTTCTTGGGACTGAGTTGCAGGAAGGCTTCAGCGGCTAGAATTGCAGAGCAAGTCTTACCGACGCCTACACCATGATACAGCAATATGCCATTATAGGGAGTATTAGGGGAAATGAATTGTGAGACAAATTTCTGAGAAGAAGTATATTCGAATTCATCGACATCGCAGACATTTTGCTCAAGAGTCTTATCGGTAATCTTTGGTTGTCTAGTTTCTCTGAATTCACGTTTGCTCAATAGTTTCTTTAGGAAGGCTTCGTCATTAATGTCTGGATATAGTGTTCCCTGTTGCTCCCTGGATGACATTGGATCGAGTCCCCTCAGTGTTGCTGCCCTGATTGGAGCGGTATATGTATGAAACTCTGCGAGTAATTTGTCTCGCTCCGAAGAGTCGTCTTGTTTTTTCCATCTTTCCTGAAATTGGGCCGTTTGGGCCGCCTGGACCGTTAGATTGGCCGGTGAAGACATACTGTTCTTCAGTGGTATTTTCATTTACACTTGTAGGCGCTAGACCTTGGTCCAGCCTTTGGCCTTGGCCTAAGCTCTTGGCTACTAATTCACAGCGAAGAACTGGCGAATAATTCCGTAATACATTTGCAAGTTGTAATAACATACTGCGCTTTTCTAAATTTTCAGGTCGAAGCAAGAGAATCGCTTCATCCAGGTTTTTCCACGCTAGATTACCAATCTCACGGGTCATCTCAGGATTTAATTTATTATACGATATATCTCTGTCACCCACGTATTGAGCAATGTAATACGTGTGCCTATAATGAATATTATTAGATCCATAGAATTGTTCGATAAATGGCTGGATATTCGTTACTTTTAATAATTCCTGTTCAGTTATACTTGTCTCCTCTTCCAACTCCCGATATGCACAATGGATATCTGATTCATATGGATCACGACGTCCTTTAGGAAACCCCCATTCAGGTGTAGTATATAGTGCAGGCTCTTGCCGGAGTAGATCATCGAGTGAATACTCTTCACCATTTGATAGCTTAACTCCAGCTCGCAGTTCTGCGAGCTTAAGCCTTGAATTTACGCGATCATGCACATATCGCTGTGTAGATTCAGTATCCGAGCCCCAAAGTTCATGCCAGATCTCCTCAAATTCCATTGACTTGAGTTTTTGACGCTCGCTCTCAGTCATGCCTTTGAGTTGTTTCTTAATGTAATCGGGCTCATTTACCTTATATTTTCCTCTCATAATATCCATAAATCCGAGAGAATCCTTTCTCTGAATCATCAGCACTTGGGGAACTAGGCTTGTAATTCCAGTTGGATTTATAGGATCTTTGCAGAATTCGTTAACTTGTGGCCACGCCCCACTACGGCTTATCCATCTAAATACTAGAACTCCGTAACTTGAAACTGGTTCTATACATACACGATATCCATGCCCGGTCCCTCCACAATTTGAGCACATGCTCTCATTTTTTTGATAGAATGATAACATTGTGCTTAATGCACCCTGAATATATACTGAATAATGCGTCTTAGGTGACTTGTATAGTGTCTTTGTATATATTAGATAGTAATGCATGTTCCTCCAGAAGTTTGGGGCCCTTTTTTCTGGCATACAATTCACATAGCGGCACTAGGATATCCTCAGGAGCCTACTTACTCAGATAAGAAGGCTATGAAGGAGTTTTTCGAGTCATTGCAGCATATCATACCTTGTCCGATTTGCCGAGCACATTACACGTCGCATATGGCTAAACTGCCTATTACAGCATCCATTGATTCAAGAACTGAATTATTTCGCTGGACAGTAGATTTACACAATGAGGTGAATGAAATGTTGGGGAAACGGAAATTCACGGAGACGGAAGTAATTCAGTATTACACGCGTCTTGGTGCACGTGGTAAGACACCCGTTATCAAGGCCGATGATTTCATGGAGGCTGATAATCAGGCAATGTTGAAGGGAATTGCAGCGGGAGTTGCGGTGAGCGCAGTGATTGGAGGGGTTGTTTGGTTCAGCTGGCCTAAGAAATAAGGATCCATAAATGGAGATTCTTTAAAACCCTAGCTTTATTCTTGGATCTTTGTTAAGATTATTAGATTTTCTGGTATTGTTATTCTTGCCATTAGCACCTTTCTTGTTCTTATTTCTTCTTGTATTTTCTGCCTTGGCACGCTTCTCTAAATATTGATTCCAGGCGGTCTTTGTATTAGCCTTTGCTTGATTTCTGTAGTTAAATGGCCTTGTCCCAGGCAATGTTCCAGCATTCCATAAAGTTGCATGTGAGTTAAGATTTGGTTCATAATTTTTAGAATTCTTTGAAGGAACTAAGAGACCATATTCATTAATTTCTTTACGTTCATTATTTGTAAGCCGAGGTCTAATCATTGCTCTCTTGCCATTTCTAACTGGTGGCGGCTCCATTTTTCTATTCTATAGTCTTAAAATAAACCTATAGTGTAGATGGCTATCTCAGATGAAGAATTATTTGAAGGCCTCCAGTTGCCCAAGGAGCCTGCAAGGGAACCAAAGGAAACGGTAAAAGAAGTTATCCTAGAACCGAAGCTAACCAATGATGAAATTAAAGCAAGAGAAGGCACCTATTTTAGTGAAAAAGACGCAGATACCATATACGACGAAGATATTGATGTATATGGAAAGGACCCGGAAGCGCCTGGGGGTAGGCGACTCCTGTTCAAACTCAGAAAAAACGTGATTCCTCATGATATAGTAAAACTCGGCTGGAAGAGTTTCTACAATGCTGCCGGTGCATCAAGAAATCGTGGAGCTGCAGCTGGGCCAATTGATGTGAAATCCAAATACTGGACTCGCAGAAAGTTAGCTAAGAAATCAATCAAGGGATGGTCTGCACAATACATGGAAAATGGTAAACTCTCTAAAATGCGTGTCAATAATAATGTCTTTAGCAGCGTTCTCGGATACTTTGAGAAGACACCATTCATGGGACTCCCGTGTCGTCTGACATCCTATACCCAGCGCTACTTCAATGAATACAAGGCAGGCCTACCTTACATTGAAGCAATTGATGGACTCTTCAAGAAACTAGTGCCAGATCGCTATAAGGTGCAGCACAAGAGGGCTGCAGATAATTCGGCCTTCCAAATCAAGGATACCGCCTTCTCTTCAGTTACTATTAACCGTAATTTTCGCACTGGCCTCCATATGGATGCGGGAGATCTGAAAGCCGGTTTTGGCAACTTGTCTGTCATTGAACGAGGAAAATACGGAGGCGGATTCACTATTTTCCCACGTTACAAGGTGGGTATTAATCTGAGAACAGGGGATTTCGTAGCCATGGATGTGCACGAGTGGCACTGTAATACGGAACTCACTGAATCCGCTGAAGATAAGAAAACAAATTCGGGCCTGAAAGACGTCTACAGAAATGACAAGGAAACAGGGACCCAGGGAATTGAGAAACTTTTTAGTCGTGTTTCGTTTGTCTGCTATCTGAGAGAGAAGTTGGTAGATTGCAAGGCAAAGGACTCCCTCCCTTATTACAAGCGCATTGGATATAATCCTAAGTCAAATACCTTAGATAAAAAGAAGAAAACGGTCACCAGGAAAAAGAGGGAGTAATTTAGATATGGAACAGAGTCGATCTAATAAAATTTCACAAGTGTTGAAAAACGTATCAACTCTTGGAAAGCAGATACGTGTTCCAGGTGCATCGCTAGTTGTGCCAGAGGCAACAAATGCAGTTGGAGTCCCTGTCGAGGGCACTGGATTTGTTCGCATACTAATGTATATTATTGCAGGCATTTTATTAATTGGAATTATTCTACTTGGTGTCGATCAATGGGTTACACCTATTTTTCAACGAAGTCCTGGCGCTCCTGGTTATATTCCAATACCCGGCACAGATTTATCACAAGTGTTTTGGACAGATGCCCCTAGTATTGGAGATATTACGATTGGATCAGTTCCTCCCCCAAAACCTGGATATATTGCCCCTCTTTCAGTAACCGTGATAGAAGCTCAAACGGCCTATAGTTTAACACTCGATGTGTTTATAAAAGATGAATATCCCCAGGCTCTTCCATCTGGAGAATCTATGCGTATCTTCTTTTTTATGGGACAAACTATAAATAATCCAACATTACAAGTGTGCCTTGACAATAATAAAAATACTGTATATATTACTGCATTTGATTCAACTGGTTTTCAGCAAAGTATTAGTATAGATAATGTTCCTATACATACTTCTTTCCGAATTGGTCTAACAATGTCTCAGAATATAATGGAAGCATATATGAACGGCTTGCTTATGAATACAAAAAGAATTACATCTGTTCCAAAACCCCCATCAAGCGGTGATAAGATTTTTGCAACTTCTAATATTAAATCTGGTTCTCCTCCTATACTTTTATCAAAGGGTATCAGGGTCTTAAATGTAAGAGCATTTGGTTATGTGGTACCTTCGTCTGAAATGAAAGGGCGTATGAGTGACTTGACAAGTAATAACAGTTTTAAATAATCATAAATAAAAACAAATATCTTATAAACCTAATAGATGGACACAACAAGTGCAATAAATACAGTGAATACTATAAGCACAAGTGCAACAAACACAGTTAATTCTATGAGCACAATGGAAAAAATTAAAATTGCACTTGTATTTTTAGTATTAATAGGATCTATCATTTCCATTGTCTATTATTTTAATGAGGTCACTGGATTTATGCAATTTGTATTAGTGCTTATTGCAATTCTTGCATTTTCATATTTAACGTATCTTTCAGTTTCATATGTTCTTATTCCAAACCAATTTCAACAAGTGGGTCCAAATGAACTTAAATTAGATACACGAATCCAGGTTGCTACAAGTGAATTATTAAATAAGACGTGGGCATCTAGTGAGGGATCATCGCTTATTTTTTATATAAATCCACAAGTCACCGATAGAACTGGTTATTTAACTTTAAATGCTAAAAATGCAATAATAACAGGAAATGAATATGCAAATGTGGTTCAAATAGGTGGTAAACAAAATCTAAAACTTCTAATTGCGCCCGATGCAGGTCGTGGAATGAGCTTAGCACCTGCCCGCTTTGAAATTTACGTAAAGGGTAACACTAAGCCAGAATATATTGATATTCCTGAATTTCCAATGCAGCGATGGAGTTCAGTGATTATTGTGAAGAAGGGTCGTAAATTTAATATTTTCTTGAATGGCGATCTAGTTAATTCGCACACATGTACGGCAATGCCAGATTATGATGAAACTGCGCCCCTTTTAGTTGGTGATACGCGGTTAATGGGCAAGATCTCATTAATAAGTCTTTCTCCAACTGCATTAAATACAAATGAAGTTCGCGATTTATTAAGTAGCACGGTCGATACTTCTGGAAAACCATATATGCCAATTGAGTTGAATTCATTGTATGCTTCCTTGATACCTTCACTGCCTGAAAACTTCTGGTGCCCGGGTGGAAATTGCACTACTCCAAAAAAGGCTAGTCCAATGGAACAATGGTCAAGTCCCTACGCATAAACTATTTATTACAAATAGAATAGACTAATGGATCTCGGTACGACCATATTATATGTTGTAGTTATATTAATGCTAATGTATTTATTAGTTATGCTATATGCATGGCTAAATGGAACAAATGGTGCACAGGATATGATTATATATTCTTCTCCATCTGATGGCCTCCCTGGAAGAACTACAACTACCACCGGCATGGTATATAAAAAGTCACAGGTTCCTCAAATATACCCTGGTGGAGAATACTCTGTAAGCACATGGATTTATGTGACAAACTGGGGAGCAAATGGATCTGTAGGAAAGAATAAGCCTTTCCTCACATTATCTGGCGGAGGTGGTTCGTATTATACCATGATCATGTATCTAGGACAACGTATAAATAAGCTTGGCATCAGAGTAAGTTATGATACATCTTCTAGCTCAACTGTAATTAATGAGTCTGATCTTCCAAAGATTGTTGAAGGAACTCCTGCATATTCTGACACGGACGGAATGCCAATGTGTGATATTGAGTCTGTAGATTTACAGAGATGGGTTAATATTACAGTTGTAATGATTGGAAAGACGGTGGATGTATATGTCGATGGTAAACTTTCTAGAAGTTCCGTTCTTCCTGGAGCATTCAAGGCCGATGGTGAAGTTCCGACATTAACTCTAGGAAGCCCCGACGGCTTCGGTGGATTAATTGGAATGACACGTGCTGCAAATGTAGCATATACCCCGGACAGGATCTATGCTAATTATCAAGAGGGTCCCTTTTCCGGTTGGTCATTAAGCAGCCTAGACCCAACACAGTATGTGCTCACTGTAACAAGGAATAATACAACGATATTTACTACCGATAAGGCGCCACGTATTGTTTGGGAATAGTCAAAATAAGCTCGTAAACTCTATATTAAAAAATAGTGATAAAATTACTAATTTTTAATATTATAAGCTCTATCTTTTACAAATCATAGATAGATAGTATGGCAGATGCAATAACAGGAACTGTACTAACTGGTGCAGATGCTTTTTCACAAATATTATTTGGGGTGGTTCTTATTATCATAGTATACTTGATGATGGCTTCAGGTGAATATATTTACACGTCTTTTACCCGAATGTATAAGGACCGTGTTGAACTGTTTCCTGATACATATGTTTCCGGGCCTAAAATGTTTACTATAACGCAGAATCCAAACGTTGCAGGTTCTAAGACAATCTATTTTTCAGACAATCAGAGATCCGGCATAGAATTTAGTTATTCGCTCTTCATTAATATAAATAGCGATACGTTTAATAATACGGACACGTCGTCATTATATCATATCTTACACAAGGGCTATGGAAGAACGTATCCACTTCTGGGCCCTGGAATCTTCTGCTGGGGTCACATAAACAAATTACGTATATTTATGAATTGCTATGATACATGGGATAATTACGCGGATATTGAGAATATTCCAGTGGATAAATGGTTCCACTTAACTGTGACATGCAAGGGTAATACATTATATGCATACATTAATGGAAACCTGAAGACTAAAATGGCACTCAGTAATAATACACCTCCTTACCAAAACTATGGAAACATATATGCATTTAATAATCGCAAGCTACAATTAACTGCAGCAACCACGCAATCTCTTCTAAAGGATCCAATGTTTAGTGATCCAATTGCCCCATTAACTTCTATTACATTTAATGGATCCATTAAGGGAATGATTAGTAGAGTATATTATTTTAGTTATGCATTAACTTACAGTGAAATACAGTCACTGTTAAATATGGGACCATCCAGTAAGATTAATAGTAACGGTAGTGGCATGGAATTTGGCCCATATCTATCTGATACATGGTGGGTAAATAGACAGGGCCCATAAGCAGAGCCATAGGCATAGCCATAGGCCATAGGGGAATAGTCCCTATCTAAAACACATCTCTTCTAGTTTCGTAGTAACAAGAAGAGATATGCCAGGAGGTGGATTATATATTTTAGTTGCATACGGATCTCAAAATGTAATTCTCAGTGGAAATCCAGATTTTACTTATTTCTACATGATCTTGAAAAAATATAGCCACTTTTCCTTTGAATCAGTTACCCTACCTCTCGAAGGGCCCCAAGAACTCTTCTTTGATCAACCAATCCAGCTTCGTGCAAAGATTCAGCGCATCGGCGACTTACTATCAGATCTCTATTTCACTTTTACTTTACCCGATATTTACTCGAAATATTTCAATCCATCTCTTCCAGGTCCTACGAATGGGCGAAGTCAATACCAATTCCAGTGGGTCAGATATATCGGTGCACAAATTATTCAGAATGCCACCTTCCTAATTGGAGGAACCCAGATTCAAGAATTTGATAGTGACTATATTATTGCAACTGCCTTCACAGACCAAGATGAAACTCAGTATAATAAATGGCAACAACTGGTTGGTGATATTCCTGAGGTATATGATCCGGCTAATGGAAAATACTCCGGCGTATCAAGCGGTGCCCCCTTAATTCGCGCACGTGGATTATACCCGAATGTCTTTCAAAATCAAGATCCAGCACTACAGGCGCAAACTAATTTTCCATCAATTCCTGGACGTGATATAACATTACCTCTCTCCTTTTGGTTTTCTCAGAATCCTGGTCTAGCACTCCCCCTTATTTCTCTTCAATACCACGAGTGTGAAGTCCAGTTAACTCTAAGACCAATCAGAGATCTCTATACTGTGTTAGATCCATCAGGATATAGGGTCAGGCCTGAGCATAAGGTGAATTCCTCGATTACACAGTTGCAATCTGGTAATTTATCCTATACTACTGATACAGACCCTGGAATATATATCAGACAATATTTAACGGATATTGGCTATACTGTTCCTACCCTAAATACATGGCCTCTGAATCCTAGGCTTCAAGCCACCTATATTTATCTGACAGATGATGAGCGTCGCACATTTGCTACAAAACCTCTGACATATATTGTTAGACAGGTTACAAATTACACATATCAAAATATTTCAACCAGACAGCTATTTGATTTATATACACACAATCCGGTTCCACGATTAATTTTAATACCTAGAAGAACTGATTATTTAAAAAATCTGAATGCTTGGACAAATTATACAAATTGGTGGTTATATCCGAATGCACCCTTTGTTCCAGCGTATAGTTCTGTGCCTCTAGGAGGATATTCGGGCCTCATAATACCGGCAATGCAGCAAGATATTATACGTCAGGTTAGAATTATATGTGATGGAAATGAAATCCAGGAACTCAAGAATCTTCAGTATTTTAATGAACTGAGTTCATGGAAATATGCCACTGGTGTATTTCCTCCAGGTCTAGCAATTTATAGTTTTGCACTTGATACATCGAAATGGATGAAACCGAGTGGCTCATTAAACACAAGTAGGGTTAAAAATTTCCAGCTTGACGTTGATCCATGGGTATTAGCTGCAAACTCTTTATTTTCATACAATTTTTCAGTATATGTTGAGAGTATTAACTTTTTGGTAATAGAAGGTGGTATGGGAGGTATGAAATATGCTACGTAGTAAGATATTTTTTAAGTTTCTTTCTAGAATAGATGGGTATATTTACACAAATATCCAATAAATTCAATTATTTTATTTCATCATTCTTAAATGATCCTGATGCCGACGCTTATGCTAAGCAACAAGAGGCTCAGAGACAGCAGGATGCAGAAGCTAAACAACGTCATGAAATGGAAATTGCAAAGGCAGATGCTGAAGCGGAAAAAAGTGCCCAAGCAGCACAGGATGCCATTGATTTAAATGAAAGAAATAAGTTTGATAGTGGTAGGGCATTCGGTAAAATTACATCAGGTGTATTATCTGTCTTTTATAATTTAATTCTCTTAGCAGTAATCTTGTATGCTGGCCATTTAGCGGCGAATGAGGCAATTGGATATAGTATTTCATTTCGTATTCTTAGTTTCATTTATGGTGCCCTATGTTTTTGGTATATTATTCCGAGATCATTGATTAAGCGATATTATTACAATGAAGAAATTCTATATTTTACATTTTTACCACTTTCAACATTTAAACCTATATTTACTACTGGAAAAATTTTATTAGGACCATTTTGTTATACTGAGAATGAAAAATCAATTGCAGCAAAAGAGGCAGTTGAATTGCTTTATAAGAATGGATATTTGAATAGTATTGCACAGGGTGCCCCTAGTAGAGCTGCAAGCACTCCTAAGGCTCCAGCTCCACCTCCTCTAGCCCCACCTCTTCAGACTCTATCTCCTCTAGCGGCTCTATCTCCTCAGGCTCCGCCTCTGGCTCCACCTCTGGCTCCTCAGGCTCCACCTCCTCTGGCTCTAGCTCAACCTCTGGCTCAACCTCTAGCTCAACCTCTGGCTCCTCTGGCTCCTCTGGCTCTAGCTCAACCTCTGGCTCCACCTCTAGCTCCACCTCTGGCCCCACCTCCACCTCCTCAGGCTCCTCTAGGTCGTTAGACAATTAGGTGTCTAAACAATGAACAATTAAATTACTTTAGTAATGCAATCCCTCATGCCTTTTGTAAGTATTGTAACGCCGACATATAATCGCCGACGTTTCATTCCTGCTCTAATTAAAATGATCCAAACCCAGACTTATCCAAGAGATCGTATGGAGTGGATAGTCTACGATGATGGTCAGGAAGAAATCAAGGACCTCCTTGATGCAGCTAAACCATTTCTACCCAAACTTATCTTCATCTGGTCTGAGGACAAAATGACTCTCGGAGAAAAGCGCAATCGCCTTAACAGTGAAGCAACTGGTGATATAATAGTTGCAATGGATGATGATGACTTTTATTTTCCAACCCGTGTTATGGATGCAGTAAATGCATTAACCACTAATCCAAAGGTATCACTGGCAGGAGCCAGTGAGGTCTATATGTTTTTCACAGATACCAAGGAAATCTGGAAAGCCGGTCCATATTTTCAAGGCCATGCGACGAATGGAACAATGGCATGGACCAAGGCATATGCATCCAAGCACAAATATGATGAGACAGTCGCATTTGCGGAGGAGAAATCATTCCTAGAAAACTATAAGAATCCTCTTGTTCAATTAAATCCCAAGACCGTTATGCTGGTAATGAGTCATTCAGATAATACCTTTGATAAAACTGAATTACGAAATGCTGAGAATAAATTATTAGTGAAGACTTCCTTGCGTATGATTGATTTTATCAAGGACCCTGAACTACATGAGTTTTTTTATGGAATTTGAATTACACTTTTTTAAGAAAGGCGTAGTATAACCTAAACAGTTATTCTCTGGTTAATTTAGATCATTCCCATGTCAGCCCGAGATGAATCTCTAAATAAAATTTTAGAAGTTTATGAGCAGCCATTAATTCACGCCGTAACTGATACGTCAGGATATGCAGTGCAACCGCAAGAAATCAAGGTCCCTCTAAGGCCACATCAATTGGCGATGATTCGTGCGATGCATGAAAAAGAGCGCACATGCATTGAGGGATTCACCATAAATAATGAGACCCATTATAGTCAAACTGCAATCTTAGGAGATAAGGTCGGTTCAGGAAAGACCTTGACAACTCTCGGATTCATTGCGCATAAGAAACATAATCAAATTACATCCGTATTCAACACGATTCACAATAGGTCTCAGACAACCTTCTGGAGTCAGAAACCTGTGCATAGTGTTGAATGCTCTGGCAATGTTCTTATTATAGTTCCACACACCCTCTTCCACCAGTGGAAATTTGCAATCCAACAGCAAACCACTCTCTCCTTCTTTGAAGTAAAGACCACTAAGGCCCTTGAGAAAAATGATTTTAATGACCTGATTAAGACACGTGATATAACTCTGATGTCTAATACAATTATAAAGACCTTCATGACATCTGAGAATCGTAATCTCATTCAATGGAAAACTGTTATCTTCGATGAGGTCGATAGTATCCATTTCACCTCCACCGTTCCCAGACCACGTGCAAATTTCTATTGGCTGATAACAGCAACATGGCCGAATGTTCTCTTTCAAGGACATTACATGTATATGTCTAACGCATTCCTGGCTCAGAGAGCAGCCGCAGGTCTACATCCTGATATGGTTGAACTACTACACCAGGACCAAGTTACAAATGGCTCGAATTATTATTCGCGTTATGATATTAAGAGTGCAAGTTTCTTCTCCGAGTTCTTATCTAAACATCCATCCCGCGGACATCTTGTTTTGAGGACGAATACGCAATTTATGGAGCAGAGTTGGAGATCACCGCCAATTCTAGAGCAGCGTATTATATGCGAGACACCAATATCCCATCGTATTATTGCACAATATGTAAATTCGGAAATTCAGGAACTCTTACATGCAGGCGATATTCAGACGGCCCTAGAAAAACTTGGTGTAAATAATACATCTCAATCTTCTCTCATTACCGCCTTGTGTGAAACGCGTGAAAAGGAACTTGATCGTCTTGAGAAAACCCTCATATTCAAGGAGTCGATTGACTATTCAACACCGCAAGCAAAGGAACAAGCTATTGCGGCTCTGAAGACAAAGATTTCATCAATCAAGGAGCAGATTGCTTCTCTAAAGCAGAGAATCTTACACGTCAAAGATGAGATTTGTGCTATTTGTTTTGAAGAGCCCAAGATTCCAACCTTTGTTCTCTGTTGCGAACGGCTCTTCTGTGGCGCCTGTATTATCAATTGTATTCAGAGAAATCCATCGTGTCCTCTGTGCAGGTCATCCTTAGATTTCAAGCGCCTCAGACAATTGGAGGCAGATGGTGCCGAAGGTTCTAGGGAAAATACGATAATTGAACAAGTTCCAGAAAGAAAGCCAAAGAAGAAGGATGCCTTACTCAAGCTTATCACCGAAAATCGCACGGGAAGATTCCTCGTGTTCAATCGTTATGATAATCCATTTTTAGAGATCGAAGGACAACTCCTAGAAAGGGGTATCAAGGTTGCGACGGTAAAAGGTAATAAGGATCACATTTCTAGCACATTAAAACAATTTGAGAAGGGGGATATACAGGTGCTCTTAATGAATAGCATGCAGGCAGGAGTTGGGATGGACTTGAAGTCCGCAAGCCATGTGGTTCTAATGCATCTGATGAAGACAGAGGAGGAAAGGCAGATTATCGGTCGTGCAATACGCCTGGGGCGCAATGAACAACTGAATTTAGTGCGTTTACTGCATGAGGGAGAAGGACGCGATCATACGACCTAATCCTTATAAATACAGAGTTGTTTGGGAATACTAATAGATTCTATTTTTTTGGCCTGGGCTGCAGGGAGCTTTGCTGTCTTGGCCTGAATCACTTGATTTAGCTTCACCTGAATATCTTCAATTGCACAATCGTGCTCATCTGAGAATTGAACCATCTGTTTCCAAGTATTGTACATAGATGATTGACGTGTCAGAACCTGAGTAAATTGTAGCTGTGAAGGCGTTACTGTCTGAGTCACTGGATATTCAGATAAGAATGCATTTGTTATTTTGAGTTTCAGTTGGAAACTCGGCCTCAGCAGATTCCAATTCTGATAGAAGAATGCCCAGTAATCTGCCTTGTCGCTGAGATCAAAGAGTGCAAGGAATTCCTTGTAATGTGTCCAGGGGTTTTCTGCAGAATCAAGTCGTCTATGAATATTTTCATGAACACAGAGACCAGAAAGATTTCCCAGATTATTCTCAACCTCTGGAATAATAAGAGGATCCCAGTTTTCATAGAGGCATGAGTGGCTAAATCTTAAGATTTCTGTGCTAGGCTCCTCCTCAGTTGCTTCATCAGCAACAAGTTCAGGTGTATCCCGTTCTTCCTGACTCCTCGAATTAAAAATAGAATTAGAATCACATCCTTGTAGTGATCTTAAGATTACACGCAAGTCAGCAGTAGCTAGGACCTCAGATCTCAGATTCTTCCCTAGCCAGGTTTGAACCGTTTGTGCAGGAAATTCCATCTGAATATATGTGCTCAGACGAACAATATGTTGATAGACTCGACCCTTAATTTCATTACAAATGAGAAGGAGAGGGTGTGTAGTATTTCCTGGCTTCCAGGCACGCATGTAGTCTAGGAGCTCACTGAGCCCACCTTTCTCACCGAGGCTCAGGCCATCAATCTCATCCAGAAGGACTGCAAGCTTATGTTTATTACTTTCAGGAGACATGGATTCTAAGACAGATTTCTGAACCAGAAGGGGAATAATTTGTTTCTTGAATGCCTGCCCAGAGCGAGTATGACTTGCATTTAGTTCAACAATTCTATAAGTTTCCTGCTTGAGAATTTCTCTAGCGAGTGTTGTCTTTCCTACACCTGGAGGGCCAACCAGAAGAAATGCTGCAGTGGTTGGTGTTTTAAGCCATCGTCTAAGTGCATTTTCTACACTTGGATGAAGACTTGTATAGTCCATCTCTTTAAAGAGACTTTTAACTCTTTAGACTCATGCGCGCACATTAAATTGAAACAAGGCACTGCTTGATTGCATCCTTTTTAGAAGCAACCTTGTTAATTCCAACACAAGAATCACCGTCATACACGCCTTCCCAGGTTAATCCTGCATTCTGACAGGCGTCGCAAATGGCCTGAAGGCCTGCTTCGGAAGTTGTAGTCTTCACATCACGAGATGTATATGCAAATACCTTTGTTGTCATTGATGCATCTAGTGTGCTAATTGATGTTGGAAATACCTTTAGAAAGCCACCACCCGAATTTGTAGAAACTGATACACCTAATAAATCAACGCAACCGGGCACAGTTGTTTGTCCTGATTTTATATTAGGGATGAATGTTAAGAAATCTGGGCACATATTAATTACTGGTGGCCAGCTTTTGAGTTTTTCATCTGGTGTTGCAAACCAGCGTAGACCATAATATATAAAAACCAGAGATGCTCCAATACAGAAGACGATACCACGTATCTCGCCGGTAGAGGATACCGCGCTTGTGGCGTAGAATATAAATAATACACTTAATACTGCGTAGATAACTAGATACCAGTTGATCTCAGAAAGGCTGAACCCCGCTTTATTGTTTAATCCGTAGAGTAGAATTATTGCAAGTAAAATAATGACCCAATTTACACTAAAACTGCTACCCCCTGATGAAAGCATACTACTTAGCTTTTTTAAAAAAGATCGTGAAAAGCATCGTTAGCCTAAAAATTTGTATAGGTATTAATATAAGAATGAATCAGATTAAAAAATTTACGTGGAAACATATCATAGATGCACTTGTAATTCCAGTGGGAGCCTTAGAACAGCTGCATTACAGCTATGCAATTGACTATTACTGTAATTTCTATAATGGTGATAATCCTCAGATTCTTTTTCCAGAAGAGAGTGTTAAATATATACAAAATGAAATTAAGGAGGACGCTGAGCACAAGATACGTTTGGCATTGAATGAAAAGACTAGAGAGGCTTTAAGAAAGAGTTGGCCAGGTTTTGATGAATACATTGAGGGACTAGGCAACCGCGGTAGGCCACCCTTTTAGTTTTTGCTAGCTTTTTCTAAAAAAGCTTAAGCTTAAAGCTTAAATCTTAATCTCTTGATTAAAATTTAAGATTTTATATACATGATATCCTATATCCATGGAGCAATAGCTTATAAGAGGCCAGGCATGTAGGCCACCTTGGCGGGGGCAGCGGCAGAGGCCCAGCTGTTGCCAGTGGCCAGCTCAATGTAGCAAGAGTTATACTTGGATGCGGCGCTGCCAACTACACCGCCAGCTAGGGAAGGGCCCACAATCTGCACCTTGCGGAAGGTGCGGTTAGAGGAGACCACGGTCCTGCCCATATCCCTTAGCAGACCACCAGCACCTAGGGAGCTGATGGAAGATAGGTAAACGGAATCTAGGGTGGTGGCGGCACTGGTAAAAGAACCAGGCAGGAAGGAGCCACCAGCACCAGTGCCCTCAGTGTAGTTTAGCACGGAGCCTCTGCAGTCAGCTAGGGGGACGAAATAACCATTCGTTTGCTTTTGGCCGCGGAATCCAGATGCATTAGCCATTTGCTTATACTTCCGGCCTAGAAAAAAGTTTTTATAAACCCGTTTTTTTGCCGGTAGGGAAACTTGACTCCAAACAGAATGGAACAGGGTGCCTTTATTTTACCAAACACGAATCCACCGCCGGTAGGAGGGATGAATGGACGCGTGAATCTTAGCGCGCCATCTGGGGCCGGTGGCCATGCCGAAGTCCCTGGATTTTCTTACCGCACCCAAACTGAAAAAGTCTTTGCAACTGACGCACTCCGTGGAAACTGGGAAGTGAATGCCTTATCTAAGGCTTTTTTCAGCAAGGAGAATGCAGATCAAATTCAAAATGCTATTCGTAAGGCCGTATATGAAAAATCCGCGCCGAAGCACTATGTCATTGATAAGCAATCCGTAGATGAACTTACAATTATAATGAGAACAATGTATCTCCAGTATGCCCAAAATCTGCCAAATAACATTGCCGGTCAGGTTGCCGACCTCAATGAAAAAGTATTAAACTGGTCAGTTCCCCATATTCTGAGCGCCGTAGATCATTACCAGTATTACTTGAATGATATCAGTCACATGCCAGTGCCCCTGGCTAGATCAGTCAGTTTGAGTTCCGCTGGAACTAAGTCTTTACCGTTTAATCCCCTAATGTAATCTTAATGCTTGACCTTAACTACCCTCTTCACCTCCTTCTTCAGCGGAGCATCACCCAACGCAGCCTCGCGTGTCGCCTGTAGCGCCACCCAAGACTTCTCAAACCCATCAAGGTCCCGGAGCCACAGGTTCTCTGCACTCGTTGCCCGTAGAAGCTCCAGTGCAAGTCGAGCGGCCTCCACATGCTTCCTCGCCTCCTCCACCGCCGAAGCCTTCACCCTGTCCATCCGCATCTTCAGCAAGTAATCATAGGAATCCGCCACATCAGGCTTATCCATTGCATCGAGTGCCGGTAGCTTATGAGCCTTCATCGCTGCCACGATCTCCTCGTCGGACTTGCGCCTCAGGTCAATGCGGTCATCAAGCAGAGCCTGCAGGAAACGCGCCTTTGCATCAAACTCCACCAGCTCCCTGTCGAGCCTCGCGAGCTCCTGGGTCTTTCTGGTCTCGTAGCCGGTAAGGCGAACCTGGTAGTAATCCTCCATCATATCACCAACAGTGCCATAACGCTTGATCTTCATCTCGGGACTGAAACAAACCATGTTAGTCGTGTGCCATGTCGTGTTCAGCTGCAGCATTTTCTCAGCCGCTGCAGCATCAGTGCGCATCTCGAAGTAGGTATCATTGTTGAAGTAGAGCACGAACTTGACCTCTGTATCATTGTATAGGTCATCAAATGACTCAAGAATTGGCTTCACGTCCTTCTCCTTATCACCAGTGCACAGGGTATCCAGATAGACCTTATAGTCCTTGGTCCATGTGCCCACTGGGAGCTCCGTTACTGTAATCGTATGCTTCACATCATCCCATGTTGCCTTGCCCTTGGTCACCCAAGTGCAATCAGCCGTGCGATGGATAGTGCCTGTGAAGCCATACCACCACGGCTGCAAGATAAGCCCAGCGAGCGTGGGGCGCCGCATGAAGAGGCGATCTCGCAGCAGTGACAGAACATCACTGGGATTGTGGGGAGGAATATTAGTGGAGAACCCTGTGCCGATACCCAGAGCACCATTGATGACAAGCAGAGGCACGACTGGCTGATAGAACTCTGGCTCAACTAGTGCACCGTCATCATCCAGATACTTTAGCACACCCGAATCCTCCTTCCTGAACATCGAATCCACCACGGGCTCCAGTTGAGTATGGATGTATCGGGGCTGAGCTGCATCCTGACCACCCATAAGCCTAGAACCAAACTGGCCAATAGGCACCAGAAGATTCACATTGTTAGACCCAACAAAGTTCTGGGCCATGCCCACGATGGTGGAATTCAGAGATGCCTCACCGTGGTGATAGGCTGCATGCTCCGAAACATATCCTGCCAGCTGGGCAACCTTGATCTCTGAGCGAAGACCACGCTTGAGAGAAGCCCAGAGAATCTTGCGCTGTGATGGCTTCAGGCCATCCATCACATGCGGCAGAGAGCGCAGGTTATCCGCATTCGAGAAGTGAATGAGCTCATCGTGGATAAAGCGATTGTAGGGCACCTTCCCACCCTTCACGACAGCAAGAGTGCGACGGGCATCAAAGGTCTTGAGCCACTCCTTCCTGTCATCGGCACGCTTCTTTGAAAAGGCGAGGCAGATTGCATCATCGGAGAGATCGTCCCACTCGTATTTCATATCAAAGAGATTCTTGAACCACTCACGGGCCTCCTGAGCAGTAGATGTGCCTAGACCCTTATAATACTTCATGGTCGCACCTCTTACAGCCGCCTCACCTCCATTTGCCTCCCTCCAGGTATCAAACTCGCCCTGAGAGTAGAACGAGAGCACGGTGCCGCGACGAGTGAGCTTGAGCAGAGGAGTTGCCAGACAGCACAGGAACCCCTTCTGCAGCAGAGAAGGCCAGAAGGTATGAAAGAAATTCATGAGGAGACCCTTGATATGCGAGCCATCATGATCCTGGTCAGTCATAATCATCACACGACCGTAACGCAGCGACTTGGCATCCTGGTAGACCTTGCCCTGCTCCAGACCAAGAATCTTCTTAATTGCAGTTAGCTCCTCATTCTTATTGAACTTCTCCTGGCTAATGTCCTTCACATTAAGCATCTTACCACGAAGAGGGAAGACACCCCACTTCTCACGACCGACAACGGCGAGGCCTGCAATTGCGCTGGCGGCAGCTGAATCTCCCTCAGTCAAGATAAGAGTAGTATCAGGCGACTTGGCCGTGCCGGCCCACAGTGCATCCTCCAACTTAGGGAGGCCACGCAGTGTCTTGCGCTTGGAGCCATCGGTCTTCTTGGCATCCTTCGCTGCCTTGGCATCAAGGATTGACTGGGCCTCCTCGAGCAGACCAATCTTTACTAGAAGCTCCGCCATCTTATCTGACTTGAAGACGGATCCAAACTTGCCAGCGGGCGTTGTCAGAGTCTCCTTAGTCTGGGAGTCAAAGGCGGGATTTACAATGGTCGCGTTGATAAAGAAGACAACTGAATCCTTGAGCTGCGCGGGCTTAATATCAATCTTCTTCTTCTTTGCCAGATCAGTGAAATTGCCTAGCACTGTCTTGAGCACAGACTCAACGTGCTTACCACCCTTGCGCGTGTTAATGCCGTTGACAAACGAGATGTGACGGTCATCAGGAGAATCATCCTCGGCAAAGAGATTTCTGGCCAGAACGGCACCAATCTCCCAGCGCTCACCACATCGCTCATAGGCGTGCGTGGTGCCGTCACGAATAAAGAGATGGATGAACTTCTCGAAGGTATTTGTGGGGATCACGGTGCCATTCCAGGAGACTTTGACATCCTTGCCGGCCATGGCGGCCAGCTCAATTGCGCGGGTATGGAGGATCTGGACCATGGCATCCAGATCCAGGCCAGGGAAGCGCGCAAGATCGGGCTCATAGGTAATCTTGACAAATCCCTTTGCAGCCTTGTCGGCCACAATGCTCGGCTTTGATGCACTTGCCATGTGATCTGTCCAGGTCTGAGTGTAGCGCTGTGCAGAAGCAGGATGGCGAGTGCTCAAGGTGAACTTGTTGCTGAAGATATTGGTAAGCTTCGCGCCATAACCATTCTTGCCACCGACAATCTTCTCCTCATTCTTGTCATAGTTGCCGCTGGTGAGAAGGTGACCAAAGATGAGCTCGGGTGCATACACCTTGTGCTCCTTGTGGAGCTCAATAGGAATACCATCACCGTCATTCTCTACAGTCACAGTGACACCATTGGTTGTATCCCTTGCTACACTAACATCAATGTTCTTGATGGGCTGCTTGGTAGCAGAAGGACCTGAACCCTTGCCCTGAGAGCGAACAAGTGCATCACGCGCATTGACAATGATCTCGTCGAAAATCTTGTAGAATCCAGGATTGAAAGCGACCTTACGGTGAGCCATCTTTGAGCTACTAGCATCGTAAACCCAACGGACCTCCTCGTGTGTCTCGGTGCTACCGACGTAGGTGTCAGGCAGCTCGAGAATATGCTCACGGTGGGTATGCTTCTTATACTGATCAGCCATGTGTGTGTAAAGGGTAATGGGGGACCCTTGGGTCAATTTTTAACGTGCGCTATATTTTAGACTGATGCGCATTTAAATCGCGCACGGGTCTAAATTCTAAGCAAATTATCGTTTTACTTTACGCGTTAGATGTTTTCCAAGTAGACGTTGATTTTTTCTCACATAATATTCCATGGTTCTAAATTTTCCATGTAATGTGCTTTTTCCATTTTCTTGATATGCAATAAATGGATATGATATTATAAACTTTAATTTATTAGCTACTATATCTGTTTCTTCAAGGTTATTTTCTTTAAATCTTGTTTCGTATAATTTAATAAATGAGTTATATGCACCACTATGAATATAAATAAAATGAGTGCCACATGTTACTGTAGGATCAAAAAATTTAATTGAACCAGATGAACCAATTAATTTAGGTCTTTTATCAGCGATGTCTCTAATAAGTATGGACCCTCCACTATATAAATCCCATTTTTCTAAATTAGAATCTAACCAGGCTTTCACCTTTGGCCATAGTTCTAGAAATCTAGGAAAGGGTTTACAATCATCTTCTAGTATGAGGATTTCCGGAAGATCTTTCTCTTTAGCCATTTTAACTAATTTAAGAAATGTCAAGAATAATGACTGCCAGCCAATATCACGCTTTTTAATTGTTTTACGATATTTTCTAGGATTTTCTGGTTCTACGCGATGTAATAGTATTCCTGTATCTTTAAAGGATTTCTGAATCCTTTCCCAGCGATCTTTAGATGACTTTAAATTTATAACATATGCATCCATTGATCTACTATACGTATAGTATAAAAAATAGTAGTCAAAGGTATCTTTGATAAGAAAATATAATCCTAGTAGAGATGGCAACACGAAAAAGAAAATTAGAAAAAAAATCAATGACACGTAAGAAATCTTTTAATCCGGCTACAATGCCAATTGTAGTTATATGTTGGAATGAGCTGACTTATATAAAGAACATGGTAAATCAATTAAAACACCTTGATCATCCTATAATTCTACTGGATAATCATAGCACATATGAACCATTATTGGAATATTATAAGGAAATTAAGAATGAGTTAGGAAGTAAAATAGAAATACGAATGCTAAAGAAAAACTATGGATGCACTGTATATATAAAATTAAAACATACATTACCAAAAGTCTATATCTTAACTGACCCAGACCTGGAATTAAATAAACATATGCCCAAGAATTTTGCAGAAATCTTATATGGAATATCCGAAAAGTATAAGGTATATAAAGTAGGGCCATATCTTGAAAAGATAAAAAAGGAAGATATATTGGAATGTTCTAGCTATGATTTCGAATGGGATAAACTAGTTCACCCTATTAAGAATGAACAATATGAACTATATTATGACTGGATTCAATATGGTGCAACTACGTTTTGTCTAGTAAATACTAAATATCATACTGCACATAAGAGCCAAAAAAGATCCGCAATAAGAATTGCAGGTAATTTTACCATGAAACATTTACCATGGTATAAAGATTCTCTGAATAAAATTCCAAAAGATGAATTATATATGTATGTAAAGAATTCTTCATCATCAACTCTTGTATCAAAATGTATAAAGCCGAAATTAAAATCTCTTACTAATATTTATAAAATTCGTTATTAGAATAATAGAACACATAAGATAAATTGTAATAACAATACTTATTATAATTTATAGCTATGACCAAAGAATATGAGATTTCCGGTATCTCCAACTTTTTATTATACTCTAAAACTAAGAAGAATGGTATCTATAATAACGGCTTGTTCCAGGCCCCAGAATTTAAAAGAAATAAAGAAATCTATTAATTTTTCCATGGTTTCTAAATGGTATATTATCTACGATACTTCCAATTGCAGAACATATGAACTACAATTTCCTTTAGAAGAAAAAATAATTGAATTATTCTGTAATACGAAGGGAATTTCAGGAAATCCTCAGAGAAATATGGCTCTTGATCTTATAAAAGATGGATTTGTGTATTTTATGGATGATGATAATATTTTTCATAAGAATTTCTGGACCTTATTACCAACTCTAGATCCTGAGCTCATCTATACCTGGGACCAAAATAGAATTCAGGAAGATAGATTTTTAAAGGGTGGTCAAATTATTCTGAAAAAGATAGATACTTCTCAATATATAGTGCCAATAAATCTTATTGGCTCAACTCGCTGGGTAGTTCATAAATATGATGCTGATTTCATATTTATTTCTCAACTTCATAAAAAATACGAGGAAAAATTCAAGTATATTCCTGAAGTGGCTTGCTATCATAATTATATTGCAGAGGTAAGTGTAGCCCTATGCTTCTTTGGGTTGACTCGGTCTCTCAAGCTTACCCTCCCATCAATTAAGAAATATTTATTTGAACCTCTAAAAAATCATGGAATAAAGTATGATGTCATCTTGCACACATATAAACTTAGTGGCTCATATTCTAATCCTAGAGCTGGAGAAAAGGATTTAATTCTGGATGCCGATGAGTATAAGCTACTAGAGCCATCATTTCATATGGTAGAAAGTAAGGAAGCGGTTTCAAAAAAGTTGCAGCTAGAAAAATATAGAACTCATGGAAATCCTTGGAAAAATGAAAAAGGTGCAGTAAAAGGAGATTTTTCAAGTCTTGATAATCATATTTTGTATTTATGGTCTTTGAAAAAATTAACTAAAATGTGGGTTGATGCAAACGCTAAACGTTCTTATTCGCATATTATATACTGCAGACCAGATGTCCTCTACCAAGTTCCCTTAGATATATCGTGGTTTTCTTTTACTTCTAAGAAAATTTATATTCCAAATTTTGCATTATGCGGTAACGTGACTGATCGGTTTGCTTTGGGTCGTCCTGAAGAAATGCGCCTTTATGGAAATCGCTTTGATGATGCACTTGCATATTCTAAGAAGCATCGATTAGCATCTGAAGAATATTTAATTGCCACCATGCGTAAGCATAAGATTAGATATGATCATGTGAATTTCTATTTTATTCGCGTCCGCGCTAATGGGAAAAAGGAAGCAATGGATCTTTCTCAAATTAAAACCTTGACAAGAAAGCTAAGGGATCCGAAGAATAAAACTAGGAAAATAAAAATAGGCCTGTTCAAGTAGATATGTCTTGTGGGGTCAAACAACTAGGTGGAGCCAAACAAGTTGGTGGCGCCAAACAAGTTGGTGGAGCCAAACAAGTTGGTGGAGCCAAACAAGTTGGTGGCGCTGCAATGGCCCCTTTATCTTATTTAAATCCTAGTTACCGTGAACCATCCTCCAGTGCAGGACCCCATGCTCTCCATTCCGAACCTGGTCTTGCCAGGCCTTCCATAAATGCCACCGGTGGCACACGTGCCACTGGTGGTTCTCGTGCTCGTTCTAGAAAGTTAAGATGCACAAGAAAACACAGGCACACGAGGCGCTGTTTAAAGCCCATCATAAGAAGAGGTGGATTCTTCCCTCCAGTATCTGCCCTTGGACCATTTATGCGGACCGGCCCTAGTCTAGCTGTCCCCGCTGCAGTATCAGGCTATCGTATGCTGCGTAATTACACAGGTCCTAAAAAGACCAGGAGAAAGAATTAAACGGAAATTAGTCTTTTATATGGCTTGGCCTACAAAAAGCCTAGATTTGCGTTATTTCGCCTAAAGCCAGAAAGCGTCCGACAATAAGAAGGGATGACATCCATACAACAAAAGGCAACTCCGAATGCCAACGGAAACCTTTTTGAAGTTAAAACCGTTCAGTCCGGTGCCTTTCGCACACTCATTGAGGCACTCAAGGAGATTCTAACTGAGGCAAATCTCGAATTCGATTCCCAGGGCATGAAGATTGTTGCAGTAGATGAGACCCATACGGTGCTAGTCTATCTGAGGCTTCATGCGGATCGTTTTGAGAACTTCTACTGCCCCGTGAAGCATGTGCTCGGTGTGAACATGATTTACCTCTTCAAGCTTATCAAGACCATGGGTAATAATGACAGCATGACTCTCTATCTGCCAGCCAACAACCCCAATAAGCTCGGTATTCGCATGGAGAATACGGAGAAGTCTCAGGTGACGAATTTCTTCTTGAAGCTCTTTGACACGGATGTGGAAGATATCAATATTCCCAGTCTCAACTTCACCAGCATTATTCACATGCACAGTGCGGATTTCCAGAAGATCTGTCGCGACATGAATGTGCTAGGTGAGAAGATGGAGATTACGAGCTCTGGGTCAAACTTGATTTTCCGTTGTGTTGGCGATTTCGCTGAACAGGAGACAGTGATCGCGGATAACCAGGCATCTATGAAGGTTCAGACAAAGGGAACGACCAGTGAGATTGTGCAGGGCATCTTCCAGCTGAAGCACCTGGTTCTATTTACCAAGTGCACCACGTTGTGCCCGAGCATTGAGCTTTATCTGAAGAATGATTATCCTCTCATCCTGCGTTATATGGTGGCGAATCTGGGAGAGGTCAAGCTAGTGCTGGCCCCGATTAAGAACAAGAAGGAGTAATGGTATAAAATTGATGAGGTGGAACCTGAGTCCTTAGGTATCAAATGGCTGAGGTAGAACAAGTGCATCAGCAGCCTCAGGCTCAGCAGGCTCAGCAGCCTCAGGCTCAGCAGCCAGAACTCCCACATATGTTTTGTGTAAAAACATATATGGGAGAACGGGAAGGATACTTTCTTATGAGATGGAGCCTAGGAAATATGGTAAATAATGAAATTGTTCATATTCTAAAGCCTACACCTCACCATGGAAGGTTTTACAATATTGAGTTTATTCCTCTGGCCCAGCAGAATAATAATTTATTTAGAATTTCAACAAGAAAGAATGCTGGAAATGTTGTGAGACCAATTACTTGGAGATTTACTTCTGAGAAACTAAAGTATGAAGAAATGACAATACCTGTTCTGAGAATTTCACCAATGAATGCCTTGCCGAGCATTAAGGCAACTTCATTTATTCCGATTGTTACGAATGCTCCTGCTGCTCCAGCAGTTCCTGTTCAAGAAGTGCCAGCAGTTCAAGAGCAACCAATATACCCTATTGAAACTATTCCCCAGCATATTATTCGTGCAGTTCTTCGTGACGCAGTAATGCATGAGGAAATCTGTCCAATTACAAATATGGAGATTGATATATCTAATGGAGCCATTACTTCCTGCTTTCACCTCTTTAACAGGGATGCAATTTGCAAATGGCTTTCTATGCCTGGATCACGAGATAAATGTCCAGTCTGTAATACTCCCTGTAATTCTTATACCTTAGACTGAGCGGCATTGTTTAGCAAAAAATTGAAACGGCGGCTTCCCTGATTTTTTGTAACCAGGAATCAAGGTATTGAAGAATGACTATGTTTCCAATGTATATTGCAGTTTGCCATGAGCCAAGTGTTGCTTCAGGCTATGGCCAAAGCCAAGGCCAAGAGCCCAAGTTCAACTTATATCAGAATACTATTTATCACAGTGGACTAAGGCATGATTCGCCCCCTATAAATGTCCTCTGGCCAATCCCTCATGTTAAGGGGAAGCGCCAGACAATTCGCTTAACGGATACCACGGAGCATTCTTCACTAATGCGTTCATGGAATGGATCTGAGTTGAAATCTATAAAATGGAGTTTTACAGGTTCATCTATCTATGTTCATCTAGAGAGATATGGCCTATTAATTACTGCCCCAATCGTCTTTATGGATGCAGCAAATAAACGAATCCTTCCATATAATTCAACTTCCTTTTCTCCAAATGAGATTAAGTTTACGGAGGAGCAGGAGATGAGTTATACTCCAGCAAGAGTATTCACGACTGATCCAAATAGTCCTGAGAATACAACTCCAATTCCTGGTATGTCTCAAGATAGAGCTCTGACTACTTCTATGTCTGTGCCTACGTCTATGACTACGTCTATAAAGACATCTGCAAATGAGCCTGCACTTGCATCTCTTCCAGCCCATATTACAAAAATCGTTCTTGCTGATTCTATCAGAAAGAATGAGCTTTGTCCAATTACTAGTGAGGATATCACTGAGACGAATGCAACTGTGACTCCTTGTGGCCATGTATTCACAACGGCTGCAATTACACACTGGCTCTCCCTACCTTCTTCGAAAGGGCGATGCCCTGTGTGCAAGCAGAAGTGTTCTTAGTCCTACATTCTTTTTTGAACATGTGGGGTATAGAGAACTTCGGAATCGGAGCAGCGATAATCCAGAAAACAAAGTCCATCTGCCGAATTGAAATGCTCAGAATTCACATTCCATATTTTCATAATATTGAAGGTCCCCTTCTTGGGACTCATGCTAATTCCAATGCATGTATTATCCTGCTCCTTGAATGCGAGGCCAAGCATTGCTTGTATGACCTGTGTGGTAAATACATCCTTTACATTCTCAGATGGAACCTTTACGCTGTAACTGCCACCGCGAATATTCTGGTAATTCTCCCACAGAGGTAGGGTATCTCCCTTCATAAAGAAGGGCTGACCACTCTTAAGCTTTACACTGCCACACTCCTCAATTGCACCGAGAACATCTCCCCAAGTAGTGCACACTTGAATCTTTACAAAGGTATCAAGGGTCCATTTCTCAGAATCCCCCTGGTGGAAATACAGGGTCCAAGAACCCGTAGGAATTAGGTCGGTGAGATTTATTTTAGGAACCTCGCACATTACTATAGTAACATATAGACTAATCATTAAGTCCCTTTTTTATCGTATCACCCATATCAGTAACAAGTTCAACCTGTATATTGTCTAGACAATGAAAATAAGATTCGCCAGATTCACATGACCAAAGAAGGAAAATTTCCTTGACGGTTGGTTCACGAGAACCTCGCCATTTTACTTCATTTACCCAATCAGATAAATCAATGTTTGTGTCTTGAATCTTAACTGTAAATCCGAGATAAGATAGATGTTTCTCTTTCTGATGGGTCATTGCGCTAGGTTCAGTAAATGTGGTAGGGCATAGTGTGCAGCGCCACTGTATCGTATCATTGTCGATTGTTCCAAAGATTTCAGAATTTATTGGAATTGATAGATTTTTTATGAAGATCCATTCTTTCTTAACCATTAATTCATTATATATTGCTCTATACAGTGAATGTGATTTAGAAAGAATTGCAGTTGTCTTATTAAATATCCAGGGTGCCCATGTCCATAAGAACTCTCTGAACATCATTAGTGAAAAAATGTTCAGAATGTTTAGGTATAGAATTGTTAAGAATATCTTGTTATTCCACATGCAGTTGGTAAAACAACTGGGTTTCCTGGACAATTTAATGCGGGTGGTTTAAATTCCGGTTTTTTCACTGGACAGCTGCATTTCTTCTTAGGTATTCGGCACGCCTGGCATTCATCATAATCATCTGAACAAAAACTTGGAGGGGGGGTATATATCCATTTTATGAAAAAAATAACTGGAATTAATGCAAGAAATGCCCAATTTATTTGTTCAAGGCCGTAGTTACAGAATGTAAAGAAAAGTGTGCATGTAACTACTCCAAGAAATAAGTGGTCAGGAATATAATGTATTCTATCAGAAAGAACATCATTTAAGATAACTATGAGAACTAATGCAGATAATAATAATCCGCTTGCACACAAGGCCATTTCTAATTAGTTGGGAGCTTTTTTACAATGTTCTTAATTGGATCATATTGACCCATTGGATCGCCGATCTCTCCTGCATTATTAGCGTAGACGGTATTCTCAGAATCCTTGAAGAATACGCGGCCCTTATAAGTCCACTCCTCAACCTCCACCTCCTCCTCTACAGGACTCTCGGGTGTTACAGGGGCCTCCTCAGCCTCAACAGCCTCCTCGGCCTCCTCTGCCTCCTCAGCCTCAACAGCGTCAGCAGCCTCCTCAGCCTCAACAGCGTCAGCAGCCTCCTCAGCCTCAACAGCGTCAGCAGCCTCCTCTGCCTCCTCAGCCTCCTCAGCCTCCTCAGCCTCCTCAGCGTCAGCAGCCTCCTGCTCCTCTGCCTGCTCGGCCTCAACCGTCTCAGGTGTCACAGGAGCCTCCACATCCTTAGAGACACTACTTATGAACACACGCTTGAAGTCAGACTCCTGAGAACTCGGTTGAATAACTGGAATTGTTGACTCAGTATTAATTGCCCCCTTCGCCATAATAAATTTCAGAATATTATCCATATTCTCCTTTAATCCCTTCATTTCCTGAACAAGAGAATCAAACTGCGCATTTTGCTTTTGATTTAGAAATGCAATGGAATTACGAATCTCCTCAAGATCACCGTCCTTCTCTCTTAGTTCAGTTCTAGAACTTCTAGACTCAGATACACCTGCAATAGTATCAACAAGCTTCAACAGTGCCACGTTAATATCGCTCTGTGCATCTCTCAGAGCCTTATACATCTTACTATACCAAGTATGGTGTAAAACCGATTGTCAATTTTTACTACGAGCTTTTAACTTTTAGCTTTAGCTTATCCACGAACCTTTACACTTAAATTCATTACTGCATCTAGTGTGCTCTCCTTATCCTTCAGTGGCTTAGAACGCTTCAACCTCAAGCCTGGCTCCAAGGTCTTTACCACATCAATTCCTGCCCCAGCGGCACTTGTATTACGCAAAGAAGTCTCATAGAAATCAATCGGCTTAGTATCAAGTGTGGCAAGAATACTAATTACTGGGGGCAGATTAGTATCAATGCGAATCTTCTTCTTCTCAATAATGCCCCTATACTGCTCATAAGACAAGGTGCCTCCAAAGAATCGGAGACTCTCTCGTGGCGGAGCAGGATGAATAGACTCGGACTGTGAATACATGCGATGAAGTAGCGCTTGTCTCTCCCAGCGAACCTGAGGATCAACTTGCTCATTTAGTAGAGACGACAGAGCACAGGATAGGGTGCAGAAATTACCATACACCTTGTATGCCCCATACTCTTCTAGAGAGGGAATAACAACTGGGCGACCCTCGAAACATCCTGCACACCAGAAACATGCGGCCTCAACGGATTCGGGCAGGGTCTTAGTCTCATTTGCCACGTGGTATTCGAGCATAACATCCATTGTGCGAAATACCTTGATCTCCTCCTGAACCCTGGTTATCTCCTTTACCTCCTTTATCTCCTGAGCCTCACTTGCTTCATTCGGGGCCTGAGCAAGTAGAGTATCTTTTGCAGTTAAATTTGCATTCTCTAGAAGTTCTGCATTACTTGTATATAGATCATCTTCCTCATAGGGCTCAGGAACACCTGGAGGGCGGGGATCATAGGTTAGAGGACCATCTTGAAACTGGATTTCTGTGCTGCGAAAGGGAAGATGTGCTATCAGAGGGCGACGAGGCTCTGGTGAGAAAGATCCTTCAATCTCTCCGTTTGCAGAAACAACGGCGACAATTGGAACCTGCTTTACCTTTGTCTTTTTTGCAGAAACCTTAGGCATAGTATACTGTATCAAAATGGACAGTTGTGTTTAGGCCCATGGGCTCTGCCCATACCCGTTCCTTATGGGCTCTAATATGGCAATGGCTACACCTAAGCTTCATAGCTACTTAATGTCAAACAGCAATCTACACTAGATGGAATCCTCTCGGGTTGAGAGATGTATAGAATCAATGATACAAACACCCAGCACATTCCAACATTGTATTTTTGTCGGTCCTCCTGGATGCGGAAAAACTACCGCGGCGTGGAATATTGTGAATCAATTCTACAAGACTTCTCTAGAGCGTGTTGGTCGAGCGCTTTTCTTGAATGCAAGCGACGAGAGAAGTCTGGAGGCTATTAGATCCAAGGTGTATCCCTTCACTGAGTCTGCGTGCACGGGTCTTTTCGGATTTTCAGATAAACCCAAAATTATTATTTTCGACGAGGTGGAAACTCTGACCGAACCGGCCCAGCTGGCTCTTCGACCTCTCTTGGAAAAGCCGACAAGTGAAATTCTAGTATTTTTCCTATGTAATTCACTTTGCAAAATCCACCCGTCATTAAGGACACGTTTTTTTGTTCTACGCTTTGATCCTATCCCCGAATCTATCTTACGATCTAGGCTTCAGACAATTGCAGCGACAACCTTACCCCCAGGGCGATTTGATGTTCGTCTTCGGCGGAGCGACTTGCGTTATTTCTTGCTGAACCCCCAAAGTTCTCAGAAGGCGACTCAATGGCTCTGCAGCTTGCTTTGTATGCACCCGAAGGAGCGAAAAGCCTTTTGGAAGAAATGTTACGAAGAAATGTCCTTGCAGACCTTCGGTTGTCATATGCTTACTCTGTCACTAACTACGAATACTGGATTTGAACAGTGGAAGGAGTGGATAGAACTCTGTGATCCGAATTTATCTGGATGGCTCACGGCTGAGAGTTCAGTAGAATCTATGGAGCGAATGTGGTTAGGATTTATTTCTAGTATATAATATAAGAATGAGTGCATTTGTTGATGATACGACTCTGAGCTCTTATCAAAGAGTAGCAGCTTTTAGAGCGTATTTGGTATCAATTAATTTTGAAAGTCTAGGCCAGGGCACAATTGATCAAGCTGTAGCTAATTGGACAGCAGAAAAGGGATTTCCAGAAGCAGCAATGGGTGGAAGGCGTTCTAGAAGAACCCGAAGGTCAAAGGGACGCAAGGGTCGTAAAACTCGTAGCCATAAAAAATGAATGCACAACCTACACCCATTTAGGTATTATGGCTAATATACCCCCGCTTGTGACTTCGTCAGTAGCTCCGCTTGTGACTTCGTCTGTAGCTCCGCTTGTAACCTCTCCTCTGAGAATTTCAACGATGGTCACAACCTGCCATGTAGGTTGTGGCATTCGTCTCAGCCGGCTCTATGATAATTTTAAGCTCTGGGCAATTCCCTTCGGCTATCCAGGCGAGGGATTCCTAAAGATGGAATATGAGACCAAGGTTGTTGGTTCATCTACGCGTGATGTTCTAACAAAGCGCAAGGTTACTGAGAAGACTTTCTTCAATCAGGCGACTCTTGTAATTCGCAAGACCTTTCCTGGCCGAGGATGGAAGGAGGTCAATATCAAGATGTTTGCAAATGGCGGAATTCAGATGACAGGTGTTCCTACCGCCGAGTTCAGCCAGGAGGCCATTCAGTTCGTCATGGATCAGATTACTGCAAAGGACCCTGATGTCTTTCATGTGGTAGGAACGAATCCTCCAGTTCGAGCTGCAGCGGCTCTGACCAAGTTTCGTATCCAGCTCATTAACAGTGACTACAGCATTAATAGGCAAATCTACCAGGATAAGCTCCACAAGGTTCTGAGCAATGTCTATAACTTGTTCTCCTCTCATGAGAGCACTATTTACCAGGGTGTTAATACGAAATACTACTATAACAAGAAGGGCAATCCTCTGAGGCCAGGGATTTGTGAGTGCAAGGCGCAGTGTAATGGTCAGGGCCTAGGGGATGGTGAGGGTCAGTGCAAGCGCATTACAATTAGCCCATTCAGCTCGGGCAAGATTATCATTACGGGGGCGCGTGAAATGGACCAGATTAATGAGGCATATGAATTCTTCAATGCAATTCTTGCCACGCATGATAGGGATATTCTCTTTGTGCCGACGGCAACGATTTAGCCAACGGCAACGATTTAGCCAACGGCAACGACTTAGCCAAGCGCGTAAAATTGAGGGTCAGATTTCCTTTTCTACGGCAGATAATGTCAGCACCTGTCCCGACGAATACAGTTGTTAATACTCAGCAACAACAGCCTGTTGCGCAGCAAGCTGCACAGCAGGTTGCTAATGATAAGGTGCCCTCTGTTGCTACACTAGTAAGTGCAGCCAAGCTAGCTATCCAGAAGGATATGCCCATCCAGCTCGACTACTTTGTAGATTCCGCTGAGGGCAAGGCATTCCTAGGTGAGGATGCAACCACAGGTGAGAAGATGCTAGTAAAGAACTCTGAGGAGTATACCAGCCATATCCAGAAGATCTACAAGGCGGGTGAAGATTTCATTATCATGACTGAGAATTCCATTTATCTGGCGAGCTCCAAGATCCAGAAGCGCAAGATTCAGGCATCTGTGCTTCGTGGTGATGTAGCCATTGATGCATAGGCATAAGCTTTTACAGGCGAAGCCACAAAGCTAGCAAAAAGCCAGCAAAAAAGCGTTTACAGGCAAAGCCACAAAGTTCAAAAACGTATAAATAAAATTATGAAGATATATTCTTAATTTTATTTTTTAAAGACTTTTTTCAGTAATCAGTAATCCGTCTCTGGATCAAATGTATAGTCATTGCTCCCGCAACTGCTGTCAAACATTGATACATTTCCACGATTATTTCCTATATATCTTGTATTCCTAATAGAATTTGCACCACTAGATGAATTATCCATATCATAGTCATCACTATTAGCTTCTCCAGGAGAAGGTCCATTGTATGGTTGTATACTAGCTGGGGGTCCTGGAGGTCCTGGGGGTCCTGGAGGGCCTGGAGGGCCTGTGCGGCCTAGAGGGCCTGAAGGACCTAGAGGGCCTGAAGGACCCATGGGGCCTATAGCACCATCAAACCCACGAGGACCAGCAGGGCCAGGGGGGCCAGGGGGACCAGGGGGGCCAGCGGCGCCAGCGGCGCCTATAGTCGCTTGATTAACAATCTTAACAGACGCAAACGAAAGATCTGTAGCATTAATGAACTGATAATTATATGATGGTAGAGATCCTGACGAATTTGCATCATTAAATGTTTTAGTTGCAGTGCCTGAAGCATCTGCAGTTAAAAACAGCGCCACTGTATATCCTTTAGGATAGAATATTTTAATAAATGTGTTAGCAGACCCTTGTAAAAATACAGGATCTACTACTGTAGTGCCTGTAGGATAACATACCCATTTATCGCCAGAACCATTACTGCCAAGGGTAGAAATATTAAATAAGACTGAACCATTTGGGCACCATGTAGTATATTCACCAGAAGGGGCTGGAGAAGAAGTAGAAATAGTAGTAAGAACACCAGAAGTGGCACTTGAGAACCCCTCTTTATTCAAGCGGAGTAGAACTCTCACTACATAAAATAAAATAAATAGTAATATCATCGATCCTAAAATCGTATGGAACGTAATTTCCATTCTAAATATAAACGACTTAAAAATTTGAACTAGTTTAGCAAGCCAAACGACAGTATATAAGGATGCCGAAGATTCTGGGAGTAATTGGCTCAAGAAATGCACTGACGAAGCAGATTATTCAACATGAGATTCTTAATCCCATCTTAAATGATCTGGGTGGTGAGCTGATAAAAGTAATTTGTCCGGAGGAACCACTCTCTAGCACATTCATTGAGTGTTGGGCTGATAGGAAGGGTATCCCTTTTACTGCACTAAAGTCAGAGTGGGCCACATATGGTAAGAAAGCCGGTGTAATGCGAGACTATCAGATTGAGAAGAACTCCAATGCGCTGTTAGTGTTTGAGGGACCCAGGAGTCGGTTTTACCTCGATATGGCTGAGAAAATCGCTAAGCGGAGACCAGATTGTCCAGTCTACGTGGTTGCAGCAGATTCTGTAAGCCCAGTGCTTCTAGACGTTGATTATAGTGTAACAGTGAAGGAAGAGGCAGATATTCTGACTATTCCTAAAATGTTTGGATCTGCAAAGGCAAAGTGCTTGATTACTGAAGATTAAGACTCTTCTTCTTCTTCCTTAGGATTCTTAAATCCATCAACGTGTAGGCCGCGATTGCAGACTAGAAAGAAGAACCATGAATTCATGAATCCTATGGAGGCCGCTAGAACAGTTATAAGAACATTGCTTATAGAGCTTTTCCCCTTTGACAGTAAATATACACTTCCAAGAACCCCGGCTACTCCGAACAGTAAGTTAACTAGGGCAAGTGCGTAAAACCATGTGCAAACTGATGCACTGGAAATCTGTTTTGACCATGCAGGCTCAGATGGCATTTTCTATTCTGGGAGACGACTTTTTTCACGCACTTTAATAGAATGGTCTCTAGAAGCCGGAAGAACCGCATGATGAAGAGTCGTAAGAACCGTAACAGTCGTAAGAGCCGTAACAGTCGTAAGAGCCGTAACAGTCGTAAGAATTGTTGGAAGGGTGGTATGGCAGAACTTGGCGATACCAGTATGCAAGCGGCAATGAGAGATTCTCTTGCCCAGGGTGGCCAGTATCTGGCTGCACACAAGGATCAACATGGTGGTGCATCCCCTTATCCTACGGCAGTTACCAATAGTGTTCTGACTGGTCCTATGATTACAGCTGCCCGCACTGGACCCCTCGATGCGGCAATGTCTCAGATTCAGGGAATGCAGGATGGTGGCAGACGCAGAAAGGGTCGTAAGATGAGAATGACTAAGAAGATGCGCAAGATGATGCGCAAGATGAAGGGTGGTGCAATGGAATTATCTGGATCTCCTATTAGCCAGGATTCCATGATCCTACCTGCAGGCATGGATAAGCAGGCTGCTCTGAATTACGAGTGGTCTATGGCCAAGGATCCTAATGCCTTTGCGCCCAAAGCGTAGCTAGGGCGTGAGCTGTGCTTTGCACCCAAAGCGTAGCTAGGGCGTGAGCTGGGCATTGCGCCAAAGGCGTAAGCGGCCTAAATAAAATGTCTTTTTACCACCTTTATAAAAATGGTAAATAGCCATCACATAGATGTCAGAAATTATCACGAATCCCCTAAATGGACTAGTTCCATTATCACCAAAAAGAAAGAAGGTCCCAAGGCCCAACTGGATGTGCAAACATTCAGAAGCAGCCTTGATTGATAGAGCACACTATATTTATCGTTGTATTGAATGTAATCCAACAACTGGAACTATTACTGTAATTCCAAATGTTACCACAAAGGCGAAGAGTCCAAAGAAGGTTACGGTTTCACCTTGCATTTCTGCAGAATCTCCTAAGGGGTTTTCTTAAATTTAAGCAGTCCATTTGCCCACATTCAGTGATACAGTAGCATTGGGGTCAATACTATTCTGAACTGCAGGCATGAAGGTCTTCATCATCAGACCATTTGCCTTGAGTGCCTGAAGCTCTGCATCCGTAGGTGAGACCAGAACCGTAATAATCGCATCACCATGTCTAGGTGTGCCTCGTATCGGCATACCCAGCCCTGGAAACGTTCCTGACCACATATTCTGCACCCCCACTGGAATCTCAAGAGGGAGGCCATTAGGATATCCTGGATGCCCCTTGACCACCTTGATTGTTCCTAGCAGAGCCTCACTCAGACCAAGTGTTACCGTGAGCTTGAGTCTAGTGCCCTCACGAGCCCACTGAGCCGTATCAGCATTATCCTCGTCTGCCTCACGCAAGATTACTGTGACATCACCTGCCTCAGTAAAGGAAGGATGATCAGAGCACATTCCAGGGAATACTAGCGTATTTCCAGGCATCATCCCTGGCTCAACCTTAACATCCATCGTCTTCTCCTCATGCGCCATTCCACGACCACCACATGCCGTGCATTTTCCTAGGACCTGCTGACCCTTACCACCGCAAGGAGGACAGGTAGTCTGACTGACCATCTGAATTGGCCCCATCTGAACCACCTGATTCATCTGACCACGTCCACCACAGTGGTCGCAGGGCTTACTGGAAGTCCCACCTGATCCCTTGCATCCCTTGCAAAAGCACTGGCGACCGAGTTTAATACTGAGGTTGCGACCATGATAGTAGTCGACGAGTCTCAGAGGAATTTCCTGATTCTTTCCTGGCCCCTTACCTTCACGCTTTCTTTGTGGGCCACCATGACCCATGCCCATAGGGCCCATAGGGCCACCATGACCCATGCCCATAGGGCCACCAGGAAACATTCCGCCAAACATGTGCGAGAACATATCAGGCATGCCAAAGCCGCCGCCCTGAAAAGGATTCTGGCCAGGGCCACCAGGTTGCTCAGAAATACTGCCTGTCATATCGTATAATCGGCGACGCCCGTCATCAGATAAGACCTCGTGGGCCTCACTCAATTCCTTGAATTTCTCAGGATCACCGCCCTTATCAGGATGATGCTCTTTAGCAAGTTGCTTGTATGCAGTGCGAATAGTGCCTATGTCAGCATCCTTAGTAACCCCAAGAACAGAGTATAGATTTCTGCTCATCTCTTAAGATTCATAGATATTAGTTTAGGCCTTATCGCTGCGCTATAGCCTATAGGCTAGAGAATTTCAATTGCCCACTCATCTAATTCAGGTAAACTCTGTAATACCCCATAATGTTCATCACATGACATTCGGTCATTTACTAAATGATCATAATAAACCGAATAATGATATACAATGCTTGAATTAGGATTAAACTCGAGGGCGTATGCAATATTCCCCCCCTCCCACTCGTAGTAAAGAGTAGGTCCTTGTAGCTCAGGATTATGCTGAGCAAGAATCAAGTGTGAATTAAATTCATACAGGGCGCCTATAAGATCACTAGTAAAATAACCGAATAACTTGGATTCATTGAATTCCATGCCGACTTCACTTAGGGTCTTGCATTTCTTGTAACATTGCTCGAGGGGTCTAAATTTAAATAGGGCCTCGGTATTCATAGAATCCCAGTCGATTGTAACATCTTCAGTAAACCTGCTGGTGATATAATAGGTGTAGGTGCCCATATGGACTATGTGATGGCTGGGGCTTTAGCTATCACGCAGTGATCTGCGTAAAGGATCTAAGACTCCATCTCTAAGATAAATCAGATGTTAAGGATTAACACATCCTTAGTGGGAATGGACTCTATAGTCCAACAATTAGATAAATGCCTAGATAATCCTCCACACATTTTCCTTGTCGGATTTCCTGGAACTGGAAAATCAACAATTGCACGCGATTTCATCAAGGCGTATTTCAAGAAGGCCGGTATATCTAAGAAAGAGGAATCTGAATATTGCGTTGAAATCTCATCACACCAGGACCGTGGAATCCACACCTTCAGACAAATCTTGAATGACCATGTGAGATGGATTGCCCCTAGAAAGGGCGTCTATCGCTGGATAATTATTGATGACTGTGATACGCTCCCTGCAATCTCTCAACAGGCCCTAAGAAGGCCAATGGAGACATTTGATCATATTACTCGCTTTCTCTTCATTAGCCAGAATCAGGAGTCACTCATTACTCCTCTGCAATCAAGATGTCATATAATTCTTATTGAGCCATCAACCGGTTCAGATGTATACACGGAGATCTTAAAAAGAGAAGGGTTTCCCAAGGGTTCCTATACAGATGAGGCATATACAGAACTCATTATGCTCTCAGTTTGCTCAGTGATGAAATTCCAAAGCCTGGTGAAAATGCTTTTTAGCTTGAAGAAAACTGAAGGCTGGGATATATTGACCCTAGATTACATTAAGAAATCATTTGATCCGCATATTTGGGGGTCAATGAAGGAACTTTTGGATAATTTAATGAATTCGAGATGGGAGGAAGCCCAGAAACAAATGTATAAGATCTGGGAACTTGGATATTCTTTTGAAGATATATTATTTGAATTGGAGCATAATATAATTGTAATGAATGTAATTGATCATAGAGCATGGTATAATGTGCAGCAGTTTTTGATAAAGAGCTGGATTTATCACTCACAGTCAAGATCATCAATTTTGGACTTGATGGCTGCATGTAATGAGGTGAGGCCTTGGGCTCTTGGAGCTCTTGGAGCTCTTGGAGCTGAAGGTCTGCAAGGGCTGCAAGATTCAAGTAAGCCCATAGAACAGAAAGAATGAGTAAGCTCTTCCGAGAGACCCCGCATGCCGAGATTGTAACCCAGATGTTAAAGGAGCTGGGGTTTTCAGGAATAAATGATACAAAACTCTTTTCAGCGAATGAACTCAAGCTTGATACGGTAGATACCTGGGCACCATTACTTGAGCCATTCTATTTACCATGCAAGGCAAAACGATATTTTGATGCCCTGGATTCACGGCGTGTTGTCACTTTACTCCGGCATGTTTTACCCTTTCACGGCTTTAGGTTACATTGTTCGGAACGACTTCATCTAGGGAAGAAGCGCACGGTGTATCAAATACATCCTGCGACCCCTCGGATACTAGCTCAGGGAGAAGAGATTCGCGTATTGTTTTTGTAAAAACAATGAAAAAACGAGAGCGCAAAAAAGCAAGATGTAATCTGCTGCAAACCATAAAATTGATATAAAAAGTATCATATAATTAGAATTATGAGCGACCTTTTGACAGAAATTAAAGATTTACCATGCACTGATAGAAAACTTATTATATTTGGAAGGGCTCATTATTCATATATAAATCAAATCTTTGGAGATGTTACTGTTCGTGCAATTATTCAAGAGGTTATGAAAAAACCAGGTGAGCTAAAATCAAAAAATTCTGGACGTGAATTTGGAAATTCATCTCATCACTTTTATGAGCTTGAGGAAAAAATGGGGAAAAAAAGGAAAGTTACAACAATCTGCAGTGCAGAAAATCTGTATCAGAATATTAGTATTGATAAGAATGATACTCTATGCCAGTCATATTCACTTATGACTTACTTAGATATTGAGTTTGATAAGACGCCAAGTAGCACAGCAAGCATTCAACAGAAGCGTGCTAAGCATATGTCTATGATTCAAATGTATAGAGAATTATTAAATAATAAAGAGATTATTAAAAAAATTACTAAGGAAGTTATTGAACATAAAGATAATAAAAAAATTTGGAAAGATATCATTAATAATGCAGAAGATGATTATATCATTGAAAAATATAAGACTGGGAACCGTATTATCAATAGAATACATAAAGTCATTGATATTTGGGAAAAATACGGTTGGATGTATTTTATAGGCAAAGGAAAATGCATAGCTGGCCAAGCTAATCAAGCTGCGCAGCCTGCACAGCCTAATCAGCCTAATCAGCCTAATCAGCCTAATCAGCCTGCACAACCTCCAGAAGCTGTGCAGGCTGTGCAGCCTAATCAACGTAATCAACCTGCGCCGCCTCCAGAAGCTGCGCCAGCTCCAGAAGCTAATCAACCCTGTAATACACCTGGATTCTGTGCTATACAGGGTGGTAAACCAAGGGGTAAGAGAACAAGAAAGCGCAAGACGATGTAGGTTTGCCCGAGATAAAAGGAAAATAAGAGATACATCATACTAAATAACCCCAGCCATCTTATACAAGTCCCTGATGACCAGATCGCTCTCTGCTATCTGGTCTTCAGACATCTTCAAGAACCACCCAAAGGCCCTCCTGTCACGCAGCTCAGGCCAAGGCAGAGGCACGTAGACAGCCATAGCCCCAATATCAAATGGTATTTCTCCCTCCTGACCAGCTGCCAAAAAGTCCTCAATCTGAATTCTACGACCAGCTGCACCCTTGCGCCCTACTTCAGCCAGAGGACGCACTTCAATATCAGGAAAACGATCGGCTATTGCTAAATACTCCCACTTATCTGCACTACGAGCAGTATCACCTCCACCAGAAGTATTCAGACGCTTTCTGGATAAGGCTTCCCAGGCGACCCAGAAAGGTTCCTCGGGCTTGGGAGACCAAGCGACTTGGAAGCTGGGCACTGCACTTCCAGCGGTCCCTACAAAGGTCTCGTCGCTATCAGTTCCAAAGAATGTGGGCACATCAGGCAGCTTACCAAATGGACGGAGGCAGATAGTTGAAGGTAGGACCCAGAGGCCACCAAACTTTGCCAGAACTGATGCACGAATCCATGCGTAATCGGTGGGCTCCAGTGTCACTAGAGGATTCTTGAGCTTCTCAGGAAGCTGGTCCCATCCACCTAGGAGTTCAGCAAGACCAGCGAGGCCACTGATTGCCTTGACTTGATATATGAAGCCATTCTGTTTAGCAATGGATTCGTAGCACAGATTTAAGAAGGGTAGATTGATTGCCCTTGATGACCGGGAGCCAAAGTCCGCGTAGTTGCGAGAATTCACAATAGATGTATCAAAGAATACCCAAATTGAAGGTAAACCAAGACCTCTCTTAAAAAGATCAGTCGCTTCAAATGGATTTTTGCTTATCATTCCTTGACTCATTGATGCACCAACACCAATTGCCACTAGAGCTACTACGCCAATGGTAAATGGTATCATCCAGTCCTTCATCTCTAATTATTAGTAATTACATATCTTTGCATCTTTGCAAAATGTTCAGATATGCGTCTATCTTCGGCCTCAATCCTTGTGGCTTGCTGGGCCTGTCGTTGAGCCATACGCCTCTCGCCCTCCTGGATTAGCTCCATCTCTGCACTGCTTAGAGGTGCTGGGGCAGCTTTTCTTTCTGAGGCTGCTGAATCAAATGACTTATTCTGCACCCGGACATCTGAGACTTGATGACTGAAGGTGGATTCTTCAGTGTAGGCCTTCTTCAAATCTGTATATTTCAGACCGTTCAAATTGGCTCCGGTGAAATCTTCTGGTCTCTCTCTTCCCAGCTCAATTCCTAGATTTGGAGCCATGATGAGTGCCTCGGGTTGTCTATTTGCTAAGGTGCCAGCTCGCCCTTGACCTCCAAATCCAGAACTTCTTGATTTGATTTCTTGTTCAAAGGCTTCATTGAAAACCGAGCGATTGAACTTTCCATTGAACTTTGAATTCTGGGAATTTTGAGAATTTGAATTTGCATCTTTCAACCAATCTCCATATCCATCCCCATCTGGATCTGGAAGCCGGGTCTCTTCAAAAACTTTATTGAACAAATTCATATTTAAACTTTTCGGATTGAGTTTCACGGGTTCCGCCATTTTCCATTGCTCAGAGTTTTGCTCCCTTGCTCCAACTAAACGAGCGGGGGACTCCTCGGAAACATTTACCATTTCATTTCGGCCTCCACGGACACGCCGGAGAATATCACCCAAATATGCATATGCTCGAGTTACTTGATCAAAGGCTTGCTCGGACCCACCCTTGTCAGGATGAGCCTTGAATGATGCTTTCTTGTAGGCGGCCTTCAGAACTTCCTCGTTTAGAGCAACTTCTTCTTCCAATCCTAGAATTTGGAGACATTGAGAAAAGAAGGAGATGGCTTTTGCATGATCCCCTGGGTCTCCGGATTTATGAATTATTGAATTGTGAGAATTTGAATTGTTTGCATTTCTCAATTCTGGATTTCGGCCAACAAAGGAATTTTGAGGAGGTCCTGGGTTTCCTGAATTTGGGAATTGTTGGAATTGGGCAATTTGTTGGTTCCCTGGATTTGCTCTTTCTCCGGGAAGGACGGCGGGCTCGCCACGACGGATTGAAGAAATGTAAGAAAGGACCGGGCCATAGAGGCCAGCTTGCTTGATACTTGCAACATACTCCTGTCCTGCTAAGAGAGTTTCTAACATTTGTAATCGCGTATTGGGTGACTGGATTTGTAGGATATTTCGGTAGATTCTCACATGAGCATCAGGTATATGTGCTGCTAATGAGAGATTGTTCCCCATTCTTTCTGCTTTCTAATTGCCTACATTCGTTTATTGTTGTCCATGGCGCACATGGTATCTCAAGCGTCCAGGAGTTAGCATGGGTATCATTGGTTCACATTCCCATCCGAATCGCTTTGCAAATGACTCCAGGGCAAATCCCTGAGGCCACATTTGAGGTAACCTCGTTGGTAGATCGCGGTAAGGTGTCTTAAGCATGAGGCCCCAGCTGCTGAGTGGCAAGACGAGGGCTAACTGCTCCTGAGGTTTTAACCCTTCCCTTAAAACCCAGTCATCACACGCAGGAAGCTCAAAATGCTCCACGAGATCGGACCATGTCGGTGGATATCCTGCAGGATAGACCCATTCCAGATCAACCCTGCGACCCTGGTAATAATCGAGAATCCAGCACCACCCCCTCCAGAAATCTGAGACCCTGGCCTTCCTTTGCTCCAGGGAATCCTCGCCAATTGCTAGCTTGCAATATTCAGATTGCCATCCCTTCTTCAAGTAGACGTCGCGCTCACCCTTCAGCTCAATCATTGGTTTCTCGGCTTGCTCAATTAAGGGTAGATTATCGGCCTCATCTTCCCCAAGGCGTGCAGTCATCTTACGCCGAATTGTGGTCAGGATGAGACGCTCTTCTTGCCTCGACATCCAGTAGGCGAAGGCCTTGAGTCCTTGGGCATTTGGCCTCAGAATTCCCTCTACATCGACCAAGACCAGATTCATACCCCTTGACCAAAGGTCATTGAGACCAGCTAATAGGATGGAATGCCCGTCATCACGAATGCGTAAGGAGAGACCAGTGGGCAGAAAGTCATTTCCGCAGAATGACATTCCGAAGATGTAATCGTAGAATTGCTCCTTGGTCCATTGTCCTCTAGGACCCTTCTCCTGCAGAGAATCGCGCAATATAGAAATCTGAAAAAAGCAAAGATCGACTTCGCCATTAGTTCCTTCTGCACCTTCTTGTCGCACTAGCTTACCGAATGCCATGGATTCACGTAGTAGGAAAATAGGATATGCATCACCTAGCTTATCTCCGGCTATTAGACACAATAAAATTAAGTCAGCATCAAGACCATAGACTACTACAGGTCCTTGAATTAAGGCTGCGTTTTCGTGCTGCCTTAAGAGCCACTGAAGAACCTTATGCTCTCCCTCTCCTGGATCATTCGTGTCACTGATGATCCAGCCGTGCTTTTTGCCGGTTTCTCTGAGCATAGATCCCATGGCCTCCATAAAGGCAGTGCCTGGAGTGATGGCATTCTTATCCCATATGGGTTGGGTTGCACCCCCACCCCATACCCCATCAATAGAAGTTGTTTGTGTGACGTTTGTTTCATTAGATCTCTCGATTTCCTGAGCAGCAGCCCCACCCTTGAATCGCCTGAATCTCTGCTGCTTGATCTTCGCATAAGGAACAACACCATCCAGAGCCACATAGGTCTGCTTGGGTTCCCCTGCCTCCTTCCAAATATGCGTCAGATAGGAGCAAACCTCAGTCTGTAGTTTCCGCTCCCATCCTAACTTACCAGCTTCTCCAGTGTATGGTGTGGCTTCCATCTTCGGCTCTTTCAGAACATGGTAAATCATGCAATTCATATCGACAACAAGTGTTTTAGTTGCGCCAGCAGAACTGGGCACCTTTCTCTGTATAGCGTGTGGTAATCGTTGAATGAGTGTTCGATAATACGAAGGGATCCCCATTGCTTTATAGTATTATGATAGATAGGCCTTATGTCCACCGAAAAAACCCTTTTTGAAAGAATTCCAGAAATATTTATATCAACATTCCTTCCAATAGGTGTTGAAACTCTCAGATTACTTCCGGATAGCTTTGTTCTAGGAACAGCAATCCTAGCAGGCCTGAGTATGTGCAAATCATATGCGGTTCTTTTACTAACTATGTTTGAATTAATGCTGGGTCAGCGTGCATTTTCAATGATCATTGGTGCTATTGCGCCTGTTGGTGCAGGGCCCGAGGTATTACAAAATATATGCCAACCTGGATTTAGTTTTCCAAATAATATGCGAATGTCAATTATTGAAACGATTGGAATACCCTCAATGTTTCCTTCACCAACAATGTTCTTCTTATCAGGAATTATGGCATATATGATTTATTCCATGCAACAATTTGGCCGAGAAATCAAGTCTCTGAGTGGTGATATAGAAGTAAGGACAAATGTCGCATTAGTCCTGAGTGTAATATTTATGTTTTTCACATTAATATTCCGGTATTCCTACGGCTGTGAATCATTTGGTGGCTTATTACTTTCAACGGTTCTAGGATTCATTGTAGGATGTGTAGTTGTATATCAAAATATCGCCCTATTTGGGCGTGATGGTATTAATATACTAAATATACCAATTATTCAGACATCCCTAGAACAAGGTAAACCAATGTATGTCTGTGGCCCTTCTGATATTTAATCACATAGGTAGAATAGAATGTCGCTGGTTTCAGCAACTAGATTTGTTGGAGGATTAAGAGAATATACATATCGCGGATTCCAACAATTGCCTCTAGTAATAGGAAGCACCTCCTTATTATTCACAATAGCCACTGGATCAATAGCTCATGCAAATCTAGCATTAGGAATGGGAGTCCTAATGCCAGCATATACGTATGCATTACAGTTAATTATAGGAAGTCTTATGAATTATATTTATCCAAGTTCTATATTCTGGAAACGTTCTGCAGGCGATACATGTAATATAATACCAAGTTCCACAAAGACTAGTCCACTTGATTTTTTAAAGAAAACGAATCTAGATGGTTCAGTTCCTAGTTACTGGATGACATCCGTTGCATTTTTCATAGGATATTCTATTTCTAATGCCGTGGATAGTCTACAGACACCTGCCAATCCAGGATCGAATGAAACGAATCATGAAAAACGTAATACCCACGCAATTACAGTAATAGTAACAACTGTTATTTTTAGCATATGTATACTTCTGGCCAGATTTGTCTATATGTCTGGGTGTGAGGGATCTGGATTCGGAGGAATCGTATTAAGCGTCTTAAGTGCTATACTTGCTGGAGTAATTGGTTATGGAATGTATGACCTTTCTAAACGATGTGGGGCGCGATCTTCTGATTTATTTGGAATCCTATCTCAGATTCTGCCTCCGTCGGCAACTTCTCCTAAGCCGATTGTTTGCACTGCCAGCTAAAAGCGTATGCTAAAGCTAAGAAATCAGGCGCAGTAATGCATCCAGGTGTCTCCAGGCCTTCTTCCAGTCTTCAGCATTTAGAGTTCTAGCTAATAATCCACGTTGATAGAAGCTCTTGAGGCCTTGGGCCTTTTCTCTCACGGATACTGCCGAATATCGCTCCTTCATGTCCTCAAGTGTCAACCCAGATTCAACTCCACGAGAACGATTTACATTCTCGTGAAGTGCGAATAACCAGGAGCGCATAGATTCCTGGAGATCCATGTAGGAGCCGGCAATGAAAGAATCGGGGGAATGCCCTTGTAACCATTCCTTGTAATGTTTTTGGCATGTCTTACATGGCAGAAGTGCCCATAGATGCCGTAGTGTGAGTTTTAATTCATTTCGCTCATCATTAATCAGCAAATGTTTTGTTTGATTGCCAACTTTCTCGGCGAGGCCGTGTAGAAGCTCCCAGGCACCAGGCCCCCATTCTTCGGGTGATACCATATTTACTAATTTTGAATTAGGCTAAAAAAATGAAACTTACTTACGCAATGCATTAGGCACACAATGGCCTATACAATTCCACGGACCCTCTGGGAAAGCTTAGATGCGGTGCTATTTACCAAAGGAATGGCTCTGGCAAAGGAGATTGCAGCAGACTTGCAAGTTCCAGCACAGCCGCTTATTGCGGCCTTGAATACTCAGGAGCGGGGAAAATTCATAATCTTACCAGATGATGAGGCAACTAAGTATCAGTGTCAGGCTCTGATTAAGCATGGAGCAACCTTCATGCGGTGTAGATGTCCGAGTCTGAGGCCGGCACCGAGTTATTGCAGCGCTCATGAGCGCTATAGCCCAGATATCCCTCGGGGTCTCAGACATGTTCGCTTGATAGAGGGATCTGATTTGCCCTATGTGCTGTATGGCTCAGATATCTTTACACTGAACGGGGAGAAGTGTGGTTATCTGAAGAATAAGAGAGTTACCTTGTTTCAAATTGAGAAGTGATTGTTTACATCTAAGGCCTAAAAATATATCACGATACTTAAGTAATGGAGTTTTCTCTTGGATTACCAAGAGCTAGACTCGAAAGAGGACAAAGAGGTCCAAGAGATATAAATGGTCGGCGAATTAAAAAAAAAGCAAAAACGGCGAATAGGAAAACTGCAACAATGATTACGAAATCCATTATTGCACCTCAGGCAAAGAATCTGAAATGGAATATGGGACCCTTTTGGCAGATACCGCGTGGATTGACGGTTTCAGATTCTGTTATGCATAAGTTTAGCCTGATTAGCCATATTTTTTCTTACAATACTCTGAAGAAAACAATTGGTTCTATTTTTATGACGAATCTTCGTTTTAAGACTAAACAGCCTGATATACCACAGCATACCTTTGAGCCATCTGATGCAATGAAGGCGCATATTATGGCGTATTATGCGCGACAAGAGCTAGAATGGAATATGGTGCATGGAATTTATCTTGGATTATTCAAGACCAAGAAGATTCTTGGGCCTCTTATTTATAAGTGGCGTATTGCGCAATGCTTGAAGAATAGTAAAAATACGGAAGATCCAGTAACTCTGGAAGTTCCTAGAAAGTTAGTGCGCATTATTGATTTCAAACAACGACATTCGTTTGTCTATGAGGCAAATACGATTAGAAGAGCCATTGAACATAAGATTCTTTTTTCGGATTATATGTTTTCTGAGCCACAGGAGCCATTGAATTTACTGACGAATTCTCCTCTTACCTATGGGCAACTTATGTCGGTAATTCTTCAATGCAAGGCTCATGGTCAGTATTCCTGGATTCTGGAAGAGCTTCGGGCCAGAAAGGGGTGTCTTTTAGATTTTAAGATTTATAATAAGGTGCGGCTGAATGTGGAGGCAATCAAGACCTTTTTCAAGAAATCTAACCGAGTAATACGAGAAACGGTTATAGATTTTCTGCGAGCAGAGGCTGATTTTGTGGATTTAACCACGGTAAAGGTCTTCAGTTTCATACGAGCATATGATACAACGCCAGATAATACTATGGTCAGAAAGTGGATAAATCATACGAGGGATTACTATATTGCAAAGGAGTTGAATAATTCAGGCCTATTAGAAAAGCTTAACGTTGAAACGGAGGTTCTCTTGAATATGATTTACAGGCTATTTTAGGATACATGTCTAAAGCCTTAATACATAATAAAATGCATAATGGGTCTAACAGAATCTAAACTTGAGCCGAGTGTAGTAAAGGCGATTATTCGCCAGGATAGTTTGAGCACACTGCCCTCTTTTTCCATGGATACTGCCAAATTCACTGATGGGAGCAGTGGCTTCGTCATTACTACGACGGATCTTGCAAAAAATACAAGTGTTCATACGGTTTCTATTAAATTTGTCTACAGTCCTTCGGAGCACTGTCTGGTATTTGTTGGCAACGATAATTCTACTTTAACATTCTTAAGAGATAGGCTTTCAGGAAAGGTAGTGTGCTCAATGGTTTCGCATAATAGAGATAACATTGTTCGCTTCTGTGTCACAACATATGAGCCATTAGATGATGTGGTGGTAGATAAGATTGGCGAGCTTTATCTAAAAGTTTCAAGCTAAATAATCTCAAACACCTTCTTTACTGGTTTCATGGGCAACTTATACTCAGGTCGTGAAGAATATAGTGCATCCCACTCCATTGAGCAATCCAGGCTGCTGGGAAATTTAGAATTCCATAGTTCAAGACTCTTTGAGTATTGAAGTGTGAGTTGAATAAATCGCGCGCGGGCTTGCTCCTTAGTCTTGCCTAAGCCGCGACCATGGGACTTTTCTCTATCGGCAAGCGACCATTCATCAGGTATATCATTGGGAAAGTGAGTATCATAGAAGAGCTCCTTGTGCCTAGGTGTCTTCCATTTGCCGCTGACCATATATGGCTCTATCACGGCAGACCAGTATTCCGATGCAAGTAAGGCCTGAAGAAGCCCGCCTTGAATCTGTGGCTCAGAGGATTCATAGGGTGTTTGCTGGCAACGAGCGGTTAGTAAGAGAGCCTCGGGCCTGGGTTTTATGGCTCTGCGCTTCCTCATTGAGTTAGCTAGCGCAGCCCAATCATCAATCGCCATCTGGACTTCCTTCGGCATGGTATTGTCTAGGGCTTCCTGGGACTGCATCCATGTAATATGATCAAGAGAAACCAGAACGTATGTAGCAGCAAGAGATTCCTGACGGCATTCTCTTAGCCCCTTGAGTATAGTAAACTCTTCGACGCGCCCGAGATCCGCAGCTACCGCATCTAGCATTAGCCATTGCTCCTCTTCAGTCAGGGCTCGACCTAGAAGCCATGCTTCCTGCAGCTTCCCTCGCTTCAAACAATCGAGGATGGCTTGTTGAACTGTCTGGTATTCTGTGGCATGAGGGAATGCTGGGGTCCAGGGCTTACTTACTTTATCTATAGCACCCCGGAGTAAGAGATGAAATATAGTGGAATCACATGTTCTCCGCTTGGCGAAGGCGCATGTTATGGCGATTAGATTCTCCTGAGTAATGTCACCGGCCTCATAAATGCTGAGAACTAGCCTCAGAGCAAACCATGAGCCGAATCCGATATGGTAGAGCCAGATGGTTTCGAGGAGTTCAGTGCATTCTTGGACTAAGCCAGAAACAAAGAGCTCAATGGTCCAGAAGGCAGTCTCCGTAAGGTTATGAGTTATTATTGACCATCTCAAAGAAGATAGGACCTCATCCTTACGATAGAGATGTTTAGTGAGGTTTTTCGATGGTTCCATTCGTGGTGTCCTAGGTGGTTACGTGAAAACCTTTCATTTTTACTGATACAGGCAATTAGTATGGCAGCAATACCAGATGCACATGAGATAGTCCCAGGGATCTGGTTAGGAAATAAGCGGGCATCAGAGAATGCGAAATGGATGCAGGATAAGGGGATAACAGTGGTCTTCAATGCCACTAAGGATATTCCTTTTTCCACGACGATTAAGAAACAGTATCGGATTCCCGTTGATGATAATCTACAACCAGAGGAAATTCGTAATATGACACTGTGGTCTCAGGAGGCAGTCTACAAGGTTATGCAGGAGCACAATCAAGGGAATAATCTATTAATTCACTGTCACGCTGGAATGCAGAGATCTGCGGCAATTATGGCCATGTATTTGATTGCGACGAGAGGATACAGTGCGCATCAGGCGATTACCTATGTGCAGGGAATTAGGCCGATTGCCTTTCGTCCTCAAGCGAATTTCAGAGATTCTATAGGGGAATTTGATAAGACATATCACAGAGAAATTCTGCCACAATTATCTGGACACATGGCCAGATAATTTTATAAACCCGGTAACAGTAGATATGGAAAATGACCAATTAATCTATATAGTTTCAATTACAATTGTTGCAATTGTAATTGGTATATATATTTATAAAAATCGTTCAGAAGAAATTCCAATTGTAGTGATTGCATATAATAATTTATTTTTTGTTAGAAATTTCATTGAACAAATAAAACAGTATAAGAATCCTATTATTCTTCTTGACAATAAGAGCACATATACGCCATTATTAGAGTATTATAAAGAGATAAAGGCAGAACTTGGATCTAAGATTGATATTCGTCTTCTAGATAAAAATTACGGATATGGTGTTATTAGTTTTTATGAGAATCGTTTACCTAATATATACATCTTGAGCGATCCAGATTTACAATTAAATCCCAAGATGCCGGCAAATTTTAGTGATATTATGTTTGAGTTATCAAATAAATATCAGTCTAATAAGATATCTTTAGCGCTTGATATAAGTGATAAGGATAAGTTTGTAGAATGCAGTAAGTATGAAGGCACAAGCACGATTTATCATTGGGAAAAACAATTCTGGGAAAAGCCAGTGGCTGATTCTCAGTATGAACTGTATGATTCTCCGATAGATGGAGCATCTACTTTTTTCTTAAAAAATAAAAATATAATTGAAAAGAGGCAACTGCGTATTGCTGGAGATTTCACTGCAAAACATTTACCTTGGTATAAGGGATTTTTGAAAAAGAATTTTTCAAGGGATGAATTGGAGCACTGGAAAAATGGTAATAAGGCATCAAGTATTTTAAATGGATGTATTATAGATTAATACGCCAAACTTGTATAATGCTTGAAACATAATATGCCTTATATGCATTTAGACAATGCCATACGCTATGATAGAGGGCATAGGATTCATTATAAGGTATGAGTGAATGAATAAGGAAAACTAAGCAATTACTAGATATAATAGTTAAGCCTTCGGTATATGGCATATAGTATATAGCGAATTTACAATCATAAAGAAACCATATGGTCGCGAAAATATAATCAAGTATTGTAATATATTGATTAGATTCTTCATATAGGTGATACAGAATAGAAAAAAAAGTTGAGGCAAGTATAATATTAATATATCCATGTGTGGCCCTATCGTATTTTCTAAGTGGTAAAATACTTAGAAAATGTGGTAGTGTTGATATAACAAGTATATTCATTAATATACTTTAGAGTTCAATATTTAGGCGTGGATTACAGGCGCCTCATCAGTATTCTTGCGCTTTATCTTATAATAGCGCTCAGGCTCCTTAATCCAGATGAAAGATATAAGTATGAGAAGTCCAATAAGAACGCAGGAATAGAGATACATTTCTGCAGGACTTGCAAGGTGGGCTTCATAGGAATTCATACTTGGGTAAAGATCATCCATGTATGAATTGTTTTTGCTGGCGTAATAATCAAATTTTTGTGCTTTAGCGTTTAGCCCTAATGGTTTAGCGTCTGCGCCTATGAGTATAGCGTCTATGGCGTTTATAGCGCATATGACGCCTATGGGTGCTATGACGTCTACTGGCGCTATGACGTCTACTGGCGCTATGACGCCTACTGGCGCTATGACGTCTACTGGCGCTATAGTGACCTTGAGATCGTGTTCTAGATGCATCTGCTTCTGTTGCTTTCTGTTTTTCAATCCATTTGTCGGCTTGGGGGAGGTATGGAACTTCCATGTATTCTATTTTTACTTCTTATATTTTTGCTAGCTTTTTCTAAAAGCTTCTAGCTTTTTTCTAAAAAGCTTAAAAAAGCTTCCATTCCTTAGAAGTCAGCTCAACAAAATAATCTAGTTTCTCATTTCTCCTCATTAAATAAATAAATCTATCTACAGGCCTATTGAAATCAAGAATGAGAGCAGAAAGTGCAGTCATAATCTGTACCTCAGCTAGCACCTGAATAAAATTCTCAGTTGAATCTCTCGGAGGATTCTTACTTAGAGAAGTAATCTTCCAGGATGGATCACATAGTTTCTGAAATTCTAAAACCGAATCATAGGAATCCGCCATCACATACACATTTAGCTTCTCCTTCTTTGATCTTACCTGAAATGCCTTTACTAGAATCGCAAAACGCTTTAGCAGGGTCGCATCAGCCCCAGTGACTAGCTGGATTCCAATATCAAAGATTGTCTTAATTCCAGCCTTATCTAGAGCCTTAATCACAGAGCGATTCAGAGCTTCATCATAGACAATGAGACTTGCAGCAATTTTCTGGATTTCCTTGAATGTTAACTTATCCGTTA